GCTCCGCTGTTAACAACCGAAGATGGTGTCCATGTAACAGTTGCGGAGTTAAGAGCACTAGAAACGGTGTTTACATTAGAAGGTGGTGTTTGTTGTTGTAACACATTTACAGTGGAAGATGAAGAATTAACCGATTCTCCAAACACATTACTAGATCTAATATAGAAAGTGTATGGGTGTCCTCCAACTAAACCAGTGAAATTGTGAGAAGTATCATTGGCACTAACATCTAAACTACTGGAAACATTACTGGATAAATCAGTGTAATAAATGGTGTGTTTTGATACAGCTCCGCTGTTAACAACCGAAGATGGTGTCCATGTAACAGTTGCAGAGTTAAGAGCACTAGAAACAGTGCTTACATTAGAAGGTGGTGTTTGTTGTTGTAAAACATTTACAGTGGAAGAAGAAGAATTAACCGATTCTCCAAACACATTACTAGATCTAATATAGAAAGTGTATGGGTGTCCTCCAACTAAACCATTGAAATTGTGAGAAGTATCATTGGCACTAACATCTAAACTACTGGAAACATTACTGGATAAATCAGTGTAATAAATGGTGTGTTTTGATACAGCTCCGCTGTTAACAGTTGTCTTTGTCCATGTAACAGTTGCTGAGTTAAGAGCGCTAGAAACGGTGTTTACATTAGAAGGTGGTGTTTGTTGTTGTAATACAGATACACTGGAAGAAGAAGAATTAAATGATGAGCCAAACACATTCGTAGCGGTGATATAGAAAGTATATGGATGTCCTCCAACTAAACCAGTGAAATTGTGAGAAGTATCACTGGCACTAACATCTAAACTACTGGAAACATTACTGGATAAATCAGTGTAATAAATAGTGTATTTTGATACGGCTCCGCTGTTAACAACCGAAGAGGGTGACCACGTAACATTTGCTGAGTTAAGAGCACTAGAAACAGTGATTACATTAGTAGGCGGTGTTTGTCGTTGTAATATATATGTAGCCTTTGTTGTTGAAGGATCAGAAGGGCCAACTGAATTATATGTTACAATCGAAAAAACATAATATAATCCGCCCGTTAACCCAGGAATAGTCAATGTATTAATATTAGCACTTACATCTATAAAATTTTGATTACTTATATCACTATAATAATAAATTCTGTATTTTTGAATTGGTATTACTGCGCCTCCGATTCCGTCAACAGGGTCGTCAATTATTTCAGAACTTGACCAATTTAGCGTTGCGGTGTTAATATCATTAGAAGAAACATCTAATGTAGTTGGCGGTGTTTCTTTCTTTAATATTAATTGTGATTTTGTAACTATATTGGATGGACCATGTCTATTATATGCCAATATACTGAATGTATACAAATCTCCTCCTACTAAATTAGTAAAATTATGTGAAGTATCACTCGCGCTAACATCTAAGCTATTAGAAACATTATGTGATATATCAATATAAATAATTTTATATTTTAATACGGGTCCAGAATTTACTGAGTAAGGATCTACAACAGCACTTGTCCAACTTATAGTAGCACTATTAATTACATTTGATACAGTAGTTACATTGGTTGGAGGGGGCTGACGATTCGTATTTGGAAGGTCACCATCAAGATATAATGATATATTATCATCACCTTCAAACGCATCTATATAAACAAAATTTACGCTTGCTGGAATAGCAATTGCGGGTAAACTTACACAATTCTTGAAAGCAAGTTCACCAATATTTGTTACATAATCACCAACAGTAATTGAAGTTACTGAACTATGTTCCATGAAAGAATTACTTGGAATGTTAATCATATTACCATTCAAATTTATAATTTTAATATTTGAAAAAATATTGTTACTAGCAAAAATACTTCTATAATTATTTAAAATGTATTGATTCGCCATTGTTATATATTTCAAATTATTACAATTCAAAAAAGCATTTAAACTAATATCTCTTATTTCACTACCAAACGTAACTAAAGTGGAACTAGCACCTTTGAAAGCACTGTCGCCAATACTAATAACACTATTTGGGATTATAATATCATTTATTAAACTACAACCATTAAAAGCATTATTACCTATACTAGTAACATTATTAGGAATACTTATAGACGATAGAACGGAACAACCTTGGAACGCATTCTGACCGATAAATATAACACTATCTGGAATATTAACACTAGATAAACTGACACAATTTTTAAAAGAATTATTATCAATTACTTTAACATTAACACCAAGATTAGAAATTCCCAATTTAGAACATCCATAAAATGAACTATTTCCAATTTTTGTAACACTATTTGGAATAATTATAGACGATAAATTAGTACAACCATAGAAAGAATTAATACCGATTGACTGTATTTGTTGACTAACAATAATACTCGTAAGACCGATACAATTATTAAATGCGCTTTGTCCAAAACTTACAACACTATTTGGAATAATAACATTCGATAAAACTGAGCAGCCATCAAAAGCATTATTACCAATAGTTAGAACACTATTTGAAATAGTAATATCTCCCAAACCACCACAATTTTGGAATGCGTTATCTCCAATACTTAGAACACTATTTGGAATAATAATATTTGACAAAATTGAACACCCGTTAAAAGCACTAATACCCACATTAGTAACATTACTTCCAATAGTAATATTTGTTAATTTTGCGCAACCTTGAAACATATAATCTCTAACACTTATAACACTATTTGGAATAACAATATTTGTCAAATTTACGCAACCTTGAAATGAATTTGTACCAATACTAGTAACAGTGTTTGAAATATAAATATTTGATAAATTTGCGCAACCTTGAAACGCATTATTACCAATACTAGTAACAGTATTTGAAATCGTAACACTCAATAAATTAGAATTATTTTTGAAGACATTATTACCAATGGAATTTATAATTTGTGTACAAATATATACATAAGGACTAGAAGTATATAAAGTATATGGTATATTATCAAATGTTACCGTAGCGCCTTGATTATTTGAAAATGTTAATAATTGATATTCAATTGTTTTATTGAAAAAATTATTTAATACTTGAGAATTTGAAGAACTGTTAAAATAATAAGAAGTATCTCCTAGAATTTCATAATTTCCACTTTTGATGTTGGGAATAACATCATTATAAAAATAAACGACGGATAAATTCAAGCAATTATAAAATGCGTTTTGTTCAATACTTGAAACACTATTTGGGACGTTAAAACTTGCTAATTTTGAACAATTATAAAATGTTGAATCATTAATAATTGAAATAATATTAGAAACATTACAACTTGTTAAATTTGAACAATTATAAAATGCGCTAGAACCAATACTTGAAACACTGTTAGGAATAGTAATAGATGATAATTTAGAGCAATTATAAAACGCACTATCACTAATATTTAAAACACTTGTAGGAATAGTAATTGATGATAAACTAGAGCAATTGTAAAATACACTATCACTAATATTTAAAAGACTAGTAGGAATATTAATCGATGATAAACTAGAGCAATTATAAAACGCACTAGCACCAATACTTGAAGAAGTGGTAGGAATTACCAAACTTTTTAAACTACCGCAATTATAAAACGCACTAGCACCAATAGTTAAAACACTGCTAGGAATAGAAAGTGCTGTTAAAACTGAACAATTATAAAAAGCACTATCACCTATACTTTTCATTTGTGTTCCGCTAGTAGTAACTGTTTTTAGAGTTGTGCATTCGTAAAACATATTGCTAGGAATACTTGTAAGATTACTAGAAATAGTAACACTTGTTAGTTTTGTACAACCATTAAAGACATTACTACCAATACTAATTACACTATTCGGAATAATAATACTTGTTAGATTTGTACAATTTTGGAATGCGTAGTCATCAATCATAGTTACAGTGCTAGGAATAGTAATACTCTTTAACCCCAAACAGTTATAAAATGAGTAAGCGCCAATTCTAGTAATATTTGTAATAGTAACAGTTGTCAATGAAGCTTTATTGTAAAACATATAATCTACAATTGATCCAGTATAATTTAATGTTGTACTTGTTAATACAGTATTATTACATATATCAAAACATGTGTTAAAATTAGGAATATATGAATTTAAATTAATTGTTCTTAGACTGTAGCAACCAATAAAGGCACCGTCGCTTACATTTGTTACATTGTTTGGAATAGTTATTGTTGTTAAAGATGAACAAGTATTAAAAGCATTTGTATTGATTGTTCTAACACTAGTAGGTATTGAAACGGTTTTCAATCCAATACAATTATATAACGCATTATTATCAATAATTTTAACACTAGAAGGGAATGATATTGTTCTTAATGCTTGACAATTCTCAAATACGCTTACGCCAATATTTGTAACAGTATTAGAAATTGTTATGCTTGTCATACCTTTACAACTATTAAAAGCACCATTTCCAATTGTTTTTACACTATTCGGAATAGTAAGGGTTTTAAAATTAGAACATTCTTTAAATGCGTTCAAACCAATACCTGTAATGCTACTTGTAATAACAATCTTAGTTAAAGAATTAGAAATATCCGCAAATTCATTGTTAGGAATAACTCCAATATAATCAAAAGTAATATTTGTTAATACACTCGGATCAATTATAGTTCTAATACTAGGTATGTAAAGATTTAAAACTAGATTTTTTAAATTAGAACAACCTGTAAACACGTCTGTTCCAATATTTGTAACATTACTTGAAATTGTAAATTGTGTTATACTTGAACAGCCTTGGAAAGCCGAATCCGCAATACTAGTAACAGTAGTAGGTAATTCAATACTTAATAAATCAGTATTATTTTGAAATTCTGTGCCAATACTGTTAACATCCACCGCGCAGTAATAGAGAAATTGTTTCGATGATAATTGTATATATTCTACACCACCAAACGTAACAGTTGTTCCTTGGGTATTTGAAAAAAACATCTTGGGTTTTTTAAATGGGACTACATTTGCAAATAAGTCACTTAAACTCGCAACATTGTTAGCACCAGTTATATAATAAGCTGTTGCGTTTTGTTTATTAGTAACAAAATTACTTTGTGTATTATAAACTGGATGAACATTGATTGTAGGAATATCACCCAAAAAGTAAACCTGACTTAATACTGGATTGCTAAAAAAAGCACCCCAGCCAATACTTGTAACTGATTCAGGTATTAAAACTTTGGTTAAATTACCACAATATTGAAATGCTTTAGTTCCAATATTAGTAACCTGATTTGGTATTTCAAGATATGTAATACCTGAACCACCCGAAAAACTTAAATCATTTCCGCCGAGTTGCCCATCTTGAATATTTAGTAAAGCATCTGGAAGTTTATACGAATTTAACTGACCAGTTCCTGCAAAACAATAACGACCAAGTTCTGAAATGCTATTATCAATAGTCACCTTGGTTATAGATCCACCATAGCAAGCCCCTTCACCAATATTTATTAAATTTTTTCCAAGTGTTATTTCTCGAATTGGAACATAATTAAATAAAAAGTCGCCAATAGTATTTACTGAATCACCAAAAACCGCATAGTTCAAATTACTACAACCATAAAATACACTGCTTTGTATTTCCGTTATTCCGTAACCCAAATATACAAAACTGGGGTCAAAAGTAGGAAATCCAGAACCAACTGCGACATTTTCAAATCCACATCCAGCAAAGCAACCACCACCTAGTATTTTAATATAATCAGGAACTCGAATAGTTTTTAATCTAACACACCCATTAAATAAACCATTTGGAATAGCTTGTATTTGAATTCCTTCTTCAAAAGTTACGGAAGTTAACTTGTTACAACCAACAAAACAAGAATTTCCAAAACTTGTTAATGATTTAGGTATAATTATTGAAGTTATTGGATTAGTGTAAAACGCGCCCTCACCAAATGATAATAGATTCGATGGTGTTTCAAATACAATATTTGCCACGGAAGATTGAAAAAATACACCATCACCAATACGAGTAACACTAGTTGGAACTGTAAAAGTGAAGTATGCTACGTTATTAATATAAGCAATACCGAAACATCCCTGAAATGAGTTTTCACCAATATTTACAACAGTATTCGGAATAGTAAGACTTGTCAAATTACTACACCCAGAGAAAGAATATCTATCAATAAGTGTAACTCCGTATGGAATTGTATAAGAAAATGATTGATCTAAATTTCGTCGTCTATATAAAACTGTTCCGGTTTTATTAAATAAAACACCAGAAATGTCTGCTGAATAATATAAATTATTTGGACTAACTGTGTAATAAACAGCAAAACGGGTTAATGTTTCATACAAACCTTGCAATTCTAAAAGTCCGCTTCCAATTGTAATACTTGTTATATAACCAGCTTGATAGAACGCATAATATGAAATATTTGTAACACCATCTGGTATAGTAATCGATGTTAATTGACAAGAACGGAATGTGAAATTATAAATATTAGTTATATTGTTAGATAATTGACAATAATTCAACCGATTGCAGTACGAGAACACATTGTCTCCAATAAATGTAACTGAATCTGGAATTATAACACTTGTCAAAAAACTACAACTACTGAACGCACTACTATTAATTGTTTTAAGTGATGAAGTTGGTGTAAAAATAAGATTTTTTAAACTAGTGCAACTTTGAAATGCGGTTACATCAATTAATGTAACTGAATTTGGTATTGTAACGCTTGCCAAATTTGTGCAGTTAGCAAAGGCATCAATTCCGATGGCTAAAACTGAATTTGGTATTGTAACGTTTGTCAACTTAGTACACCGAAAAAATGCCTTACTTCCAATAAATGTAACTGTATTTGGTATTGTATATGATGATACATTCATACCTTCAGGTAATGTTATCAAAATTGTTTGAGTTTTATTGTAGACAACACCAGACAAGTCTGAATAATTTAGATTACCAGCATCAACTGTAATACTTGTCAAAGAAGTGCATGATGTAAATGTAATCGGATCTAAAAATGTAACTCCAGAACCAATGGATGCGCTAGTCAAAGCAGTGCAATTAGAGAACGCCTGATTATTAATATATTGAGAAAAATTAGAATTTGGAATTATAATACTCTTAACAGCAGAGCAACCATAAAATGCATAAGTATCGATTAATGTAACTCCGGTCCCAATTGTAATACTTGTAGCTTGATAACATGAGTTGAACGCATTATAACCTAATTGTTTAACCGAATCCGGAATTGTAATACTTTTCAAACTAGTACAAGAAATAAACGCACCATTGGAAATAACTACAACTCCATTTCCCATTGTAACACTTGTCAATTTTGGGCAAGAATTAAACGCACTATTACCAATAAATCTAACTCCATTTCCGATTGTAACACTTGTCAAATTTTGGCAAATTTGAAACGTATTATTTCCGATAGTATCAACTGAATCTGGTATTATAACGCTTACCAAATTAGATAAATTATAGAAAGCAGATTGATTAATATATGTAACAGTATAAATATTAGAATTATTTGTTACTGATGTAGGGATAATTAAATTCCAAGGATTCGGAGGACTTGAACTCGCATTAACGTAAGCATTAGATCCTACGTCTTGATAAATTACATTATTTATAGTGAAAACTGCTAAAGAAGAAGAATAATTATTAATTAAATTATTAAAATAAATATCTTTTATATTCTCGTGTGTATTTTCCATAATCCAATCAGCACCAGATTGAAGATTACCAGTTTTATCATTTGATGCGCCACACTTTACATGTGTCATCTTTTCCAATAACTCATAATATTTTTTCCAATTAGAATATTGTAATGAATTACATGCTAAATAATCACAATGTGTAACTTTAAATTCTGTTATTAGACTCGTTAAAAAACTTACATTTTCAGAAAAAGTGGTTTGAGTTTTGATTAAATCATTTTCATCAAAAAATGGTTTATTATCTAACCAATATACAATCTGATTCAATGGATCGTGAAAAGCAAATACGATTCTTTTTAGCCCATTCTTAAATTTATTCCTTAATAATTCAATTAAGTCATTTTTTGATGAATTTTGAGAATAAATAATTGGAAATGTCTTACCATTGGCACTGTCAAAAAATAATTGAGACTCTGCTATTTTAGAAGTTATTAATAAGATATTTTGAATAGATGATGTATCAAGAGAATCATTATAAACTAGTTTATCGAAAGTATTTTCTTCTATTTTTGATAAAGATGTATCTAAAACAGGGTCTAAAACAGGGTCTAAAACAGGGTCTAAAAGAGGGTTTGGAGAAAGAACAAAACCAGGAGGAGGCTTATATATGGGTGTTAAATCCATTGTATGTTATAATATATTATTTTAAAATTAATTAAAAATATAAACATTAAAAATTATAAAAATATTTTACAGTAAATAGTAATATATAATATATATTAATTAAAATCAAGTTAAACTTATCTTTCTATGTTATAGTATATAAATGGAAAACACAAAAAAAGAAGAAGAATGTCTTGAGCTTAAAAATATTAAATATAAAACAATGTTGTTAAGCGGAGCGCCATTACAAGAAACAAAATCTTCGAATGATTTATCAAACCTAGAAAAATTTTTAGAAAATGAACAAAATAATAATAAAATTGAGCCGTGGTGTAAATTAGATAAAACTATCAAAACAAAAAAAATGATTGAATTTATTGAAGTATATAAAGTCAATAATGAACTTGATGTGGAAGAGTGTGATTTATTATTGACATTTTTAAAAGATTGTTTAAATAGGAAGAAGCTTCAAAGGGTAAAAGATGTTATTTATGATAAGGAAAATGGTAAAATTAAAGATATTCCTGCTTTACAATACACAAAGGCAAACAAGCATTTTACTCTAAAAAACATAGATAAGCGTATATCAACTGTAAAATCACTAACACCTAAAAAACCCAATGGAACTATTAAAAATAAAGTGGTTCCTACGATTGATTCTGATTCTGATTAAAATCTAAATGATTTATGTAATTTTTATAAAAACTATATAAACATAAAGCAATAAATAATATAATGTTACTTAAGGAACTAGAAGATTTAACAAATATAATTGATGAAATTTCAGAAGATGATATTTCATCAATATTTACAGAAGAGTTTACAATGGATTTAACCGAGACAATTTTTCATTTAATAGAAAATTATATTGATGAAAATCCGACAGCTATTTCAGAGCCAGAATTTCACGATGAATTAATGGACGAATTAAAGGAATTATTATTATCTCAATTTGACGGAGATATATTTTTCAATGACGATGATGAAGAAGATTTAGATATAATAATTGATTACGCGATTGAAATTTATTTCACTACATTTTCGATATCAAGGTCATTTGATACAAATATTGATACAAATGTTATAACAGATGAAATCGAAAATAAGTTAATTAAATTACGTGAAAAACCGCAACCAGTACAAAGAACGCCAGAATGGTACACATTTCGCCACAACTTAATAACCGCAAGTAACGCATATAAAGTATTTGATTCACAGTCATCCATCAATCAGATTATTTATGAAAAATGTCAGCCATTGAAATTGGATTTTTTTAAAAATGATAAAAATAGTGAAAGTGAAAATACAAAAACAATGGTGAACGTAAATACTACTTTACATTGGGGACAAAAGTATGAGCCTTTATCGGTGTTAATTTATGAAGATATGTATAAAACAAAAATAGAAGATTTCGGATGTATAGAACACGAAACATATAAGTTTATAGGAGCATCGCCTGATGGTATAAATATAGATCCGTCTTCAGATAGATATGGACGCATGTTAGAAATCAAAAATATCGTAAATCGTGAAATAACGGGTATTCCTAAGAAAGAATATTGGATACAAATGCAAATACAGATGGAAGTATGGGATTTAGATGAATGTGATTTTTTAGAGACTAAATTTGTAGAATATCCAGATTCAAATAGTTTTTGTTGTGAAGAGGAACTTTGTACAAAAGGTGTTATTTCTTACTTTCATAGACAAGATGGTAGTCCTTTTTATGTGTATAAACCTCTTAATATAACAGATGACGAAGAAATAAATGCGTGGGAAGAAGAAACTGTTGATAGATATCAAAACCAAAACCAAAACCAAAACCAAAACCAAAACCAAAACCAAAACCAAAACCAAAACCAAAACCAAAACCAAAACAGTGAAATTAAAGAAATTAAAGAAATTAAAGAAAAGATGGTATGGATTAAAAATATATATTGGAAGTTAGAAAAATTAAGTTGTGTGTTAGTATTAAGAAATAGGAAATGGTTTCAAGACAACGTCGGTCAAATTCAAAAAATATGGAACACAATTGAAAAAGAAAGAATAACTGGTTATGAGCACAGGGCACCGATTAGAAAGATTAAAAAGGATAAAGAAACAAACACTAATGGAAGTCCATTTATAAATGATATTGGGTGTTTATTACTTAAAATACAAACAAATAATAATAAATAATAGTTATATATTCATAATTTTATATATATTCATAATTTTATATATATTCATAATTTTATATATATTCATCTAAATTAACGTTTTTTTCTAATAAATTGTAAAACATACGTTGTAGAATTGTATTTTGATTTTGTTTATCATTATTTATATTTATATTATTACTTAGTTGGATGCCATCTATAATAGAAAAAAGATTATCATTGCGTTTTACAAACGGTATATTTATTACATCTCCTTGAATTTCTTTTGTGTTACACAAATTCTTAATTTGTAAATCAATTGGTAAAGATAAAACAAAACATTTTTCAATTAAATTTTGCGCACCTTTTTGTGTAATAACATACCCTTGTAATCCGCCACCTATAATATTTTTTTTAGAATCTATTTTATTTTCTTCATTGATAAATAGTATATCTAAATTGTTATCAATTAGTAAATTATCAAAATCAGTCCGCAACAAATTTACACCGTGTTCTAATATCAAACAACAATCGAACTTATTGTCAACAATATATTTCCAACAATTGTAATGGCTCATATAATATCCTATCTCTCCTATTAATGCTTCTTTTTTGTGACGAAACCCGTAACCATTTAAATTTAATCTATTGGATTTTAAAAAATAATTAATTACGTGTGTTTTATTTCTATAGTCAATTCCATTTAATATTTGAATTGTTTTACCATGTTGTCTCCATTGATTTTTAAATTTTTCAAAACTAGGCAATAATTCGTTTCTATTATCTAAATTTATAATTATACTTGTTTTTATAGGAATCATATAAATTATAAATTAAAAATTATTATTCATTTATATATAAATTATTATATATAAATTATTTAGATTAAAAATTTAATACAAAATACTTGATGTATCACTTCTAAATGTAAGCAAATTATTATCAGAATTATAATAATTCACTCGAGCATTAAAACTCGGTTCAACTTGTGGTAATGGTTTAACAATATTTGAGTGTACTTTTTTATTTTTATACAGTGCATCACATATATCAGCCGGAGTACAAGAACCATTATCAGGATTTTTGTAATATTTCTGATTGTTTGTTAATTGAGCAAAAGAACCGACTTTATAAACCGGTTTTTTATGCCACATTGTGCTTTCTATATTTGTAGAAGTTGTATTGCTAGAATTAACAGGATAATCACCTTCTAATAAAACAGATTCAACCGCGCACGGATAATCTCCTTCTCTACTTCCTAAATTACTATTGTACTTTGAAAACCCTTCTTTTATAAAAAATGTTCTAATATAATAAAAAACCGCAGGTAAAATTAGTGCACATATCAATATTAAAAACAAAAATACAAAATTGTTCATTATTTATATATAATTATAAAATATATAAATTTCTAATATAAAAAATATAAATTTCTAATATAAAAAATATAAATTTCTAATATAAAAAATATAAATTTCTAATATAAAAAATATAATTATAAAATCTAAAACTAATTTAAAAATATAAAAACTGTAAATATACTAATAATATGGATACATCTGTTGAAATGAAAGTAACAAAACGTAATGGTATTATTGAGGATATTGCGTTTGATAAAATATTAAAAAGAATTAAAAAATTAGGTCAAGAAGCAAATATTCAACTTAATTACTCGTCGCTCGCAATGAAAGTAATTGACCAGCTTTACGACAAAATAGAAACGACTAAAATAGACGAATTAGCAGCAGAACAATGCGCATCTTTATCCACCCAACATCCAGATTATGCCACTCTTGCCGCTAGAATTATCATATCAAATCATCAGAAAAACACAGAGCCATTATTTTCAAATGTAATGCGTAATCTATATGAATTTAAAGATATTCACGGAAATAATAAACCGCTAATTGCTAATAATGTATGGAACTTTATTAATAAATATCAAAAAAATATTGATAATATGATTGTCCATGATAGAGACTATTTGATTGATTTTTTCGGATTTAAAACACTCGAACGTGCGTATCTTTTTAGAATAGGAAATAAAGTTGTAGAGCGCATTCAACATATGTGGTTGCGTGTTTCGATTGGTATTCATTGTATTCTTAAACCCGGACTATATCTAGAAGAGGAAGAAGATATGCATATACTTGATTTAATAAAAGAAACATATGACTTAATGTCCCATAAATATTTTACACACGCTACTCCAACTCTTTTTAATGCTGGAACACCTAGACCACAACTCAGCTCTTGTTATTTAATTGCCATGGAAGACGATAGTTTAGATGGAATATACAATACACTTAAGGATTGCGCAAATATTTCAAAATGGGCAGGAGGTATTGGTCTCCATATTCATAATGTAAGAGCAAAAGGAAGTCATATTCAAGGTACAAACGGGTGTTCAAATGGACTTGTTCCTATGTTAAAAGTTTTCAATAATACTGCCCGATATGTAGACCAAGGAGGCGGTAAACGCAATGGATCTTTTGCTATTTATTTAGAACCATGGCATCCTGATATAGAAGATTTCTTGGAATTGAAAAAAAATCACGGTGATGAAGAAATGAAAGCACGAGACTTATTTTATGCCCTCTGGATACCAGATTTGTTTATGGAACGCGTCAAAGAAAACGCAAAATGGTGCCTATTTTGCCCTCATGAATGCCCTGGATTAAGCGATGTTTATGGCGATGATTTTAATACCCTTTATTTAAAATATGAGAATGAAGGAAAATCACGCAAAACATTAAACGCACGAGATTTATGGTTTAAAATTCTTGATTCACAAATGGAAACAGGAACGCCTTATTTATTATACAAAGATTCAGCAAATAAAAAATCAAACCAGCAAAATCTTGGTACCATAAAGAGTTCAAATCTTTGTACCGAAATTATAGAATATTCAGACGATAAAGAAACCGCTGTTTGTAATTTAGCTTCCATTGGATTACCCACTTTTGTAAATCAAGAGACCAAGCAATTTGATTACAAAAAGCTCCATGAAATTACGAAAGTGGTTACAAATAATTTGAATAAATTGATTGATGTAAATTTTTATCCTACACCCAAAACTGAAATAAGTAATAAAAAGCATAGACCCATTGGTTTAGGTGTTCAAGGATTAGCAGATACATTTATTTTAATGGATATTGCCTTTCATTCCGAAGAAGCAAAAGAGGTAAACAAACTCATTTTTGAGACAATTTATCATGCCGCTTTAGAAAAGAGTAATGAATTAGCAACTTTTGAAGGTCCTTATAGTTCGTTTAACGGTTCACCAGCTTCAAAAGGTGTTCTACAATTTGATATGTGGGCTGACTTTAAACATGTTTCAAATAGATACGATTGGTCAAAATTGAAAGAGTCTATTGTAAAGTATGGATTACGTAATTCATTGTTAGTAGCACCAATGCCAACGGCAAGTACATCGCAAATTTTGGGATTTAATGAATGCTTTGAACCATTAACTAGTAATTTATATAGTCGTCGCACATTAGCAGGTGAATTTGTAGTAGTTAATAAATACTTGATGAAGGAACTTATTAGCTTAGGTTTATGGAATGAAAAAATAAAGAATAATATTATCGCAAATAAGGGCTCGATACAGCAATTAGATATGCTAACAGACCATATTCGTAATAAATACAAGATTGTATGGGAGATGCCGATGAAACATGTAATAGATATGGCGGCCGATAGAGGGGCATTTATTTGCCAAAGTCAGAGTATGAATTTATGGATTGAAGACCCGACATACAATACATTAACATCCATGCATTTTTATTCATGGAAAAAGGGACTGAAAACCGGTATTTATTATTTGAGAAGAAAGGCAAAACATCAAGCTCAGCAATTCACAATTGAGCCTGAAAAAAAATCTAATAATGAAGAGCATGATGAGATTTGTGAGATGTGTTCTTCCTAAGGGTGTAAACCCTTGAATAATTTTTAAGAATTTTAAGAAATTAAACTGCTTATGCTGCTTCTAACTTCTTCATTAATAGCCACAATATCGGCTTCAAAGTGCATCTTGTAAAAGCACCGTAAGCATATCAAAACATCATTAAGGGAATTGTGTAATTTCTTAGGCACGACACCAAATAAATGCTTATGTAACTCGGCGAGCGATGGGAACTTTACATATTCTTTCCCTTGCTTACTTAAAGCCTTAATGTTACATAGTTCTATCGATTCTTGCATAGTACAGCATAGCTTACTTGAAGCCTTCAAACAATTTAAATTTTGTGTAATTTTTTCTTTTTCGTCAACGGTTTGTGTATCATTGTATATTTGTCGCATTAATTCTACTTTTATTATATTAAAATCAAACTCCATATTGTGGGCGACAATAATATCGGCATTATTGTAATCTTGCATAAACTCAGATAATACCATTGCTATATCTTGCCCGCTAGTCTTAGAAATTGTATCTGTAATTCCATGTATATTGCTGTTTTCTTCGCTAATGACTATATTTTCAGGAACTTTTACAATGTGGTCAACTGTTTTTAAAATATTATTTGTTTCATTGTTATAAATAACATAACTAAATTGAACAATATGAGGCCATAAATGAAGAGTTTTTTCAGTTATCATTTTAATCTTTGGTAAACCGGTAGTTTCTGTGTCAAATGTTATAATGATCATTTTATGAATTTGTTATTTAGTTTTTAAATAAGTTAATTTAATTAAAACATAATCAATTTTATTTTTTTATAATTTATAAATTAGCCTGTACTTTTTCAATTACAAAATTATAAAATTTGTAAAATTTATAAAATTAAGGAATAAATATATTATAAATAAAAACTAATAAAATATAATAAACATATTATATATTATGTTAGAGAGTTTACAAAATGTATTAAAAAATAAAGATAGTGTTGTTGTATTATCAGCATCAGTTGTAGTATGTTTAATAGGTGTATTTATAGGAAATAATTTACATAATGACGGCAATGATGAGTCAGAAGCAACTGGTGTTGTTTCTGAAATTATTAAAGAAGATGACAAAGATTCAGATGATAAACCAGAAGTAGTTTCTGAAATTATTAAAGACGATAATGATTCTTCTTCTGAAATAGAAAAAAAAGATGATAATGGAAAAGAAATTGATGATATTACTAAAGATAATATAAATCTTGACATGAATGAAAATGATGATGAAATCATGGAATCGAGTGATAGTGCTAAAGGACTTGAAGATACAAGTCTAACTCATGATATAATGAATAATAAGAATGTTACTCATCCGGCATTAAATAATTCTTTAGAGCTAAGCAGTCATTTTGAACAACCAATATTAAATAACCCTCAAGGATTAAATAATTCTTTAGAACCAAGCAGTCATTTTGGACAACCATCATTAAATAACCCTCAAGCAATAAATAATTCTTTAGAACCAAGCAGTCATTTCGAACAACCAATATTAAACAACCCTCAAGGATTAAATAATTCTTTAGAACCAAGCAGTCATTTCGAACAACCAACATTAAATAACCCTCCAACACTAAATAACCCTCCAACACTAAATAACCCTTCAACATTAAATAACCCTTCAACATTAAATAACCCTCCAACACTAAATAACTCTCAAGAATTAAATACTTCTCCTGAGTCAAGTATTCGTGATAAACCTGTTATTTTAGAGGAAACTGGAGGTAAAATTAGAAGTAAAAAAAATAGAAAACATAATAAATCAAAGAAATCAAGAAAACACCGAAAAGACAAAGATAATTAATTATAATTTTTACAAATACCAAAACTTCTGCGATGCCATATTGTAATACCGTGTGCCTTTATACCATCAATATGTTTTTTTGCTCCATAACCTTTATTACTATTTATAGCATAACGCTCAATCAATTCAGGATGTTCAACACATAATTCATCAATGTATTTGTCACGCTCAACTTTTGCTAATATTGACGCAGCCGCAATTGAAGTTAATTTATTATCTCCACCTTCAATACACGTATAGGGTATAGTTTCAAGTTTATTTGTTTTTTTATTTACTATAGTTATTGGATTAAAATAGTTCCCATCAATTAGTAAATTAATAGTATAATCAGTTTTTTCAGTATTTGAGTTAATTTTTTGAATATACTGCTTTCTAACTTCTAAAATAGATTTATGCATAGCGCTCTGTGTAGCTTGTAGTATATTTATTTCATCAATTACTTTTTCATCTTCAAAACTAACATACCACGCAATAGCATTTTTTTTAATATATTCAGCCATTTCTTCAATTTTAGTCTTTGATGTAAATTTTTTACTGTCTTTCATTTTAAAATGGTCAAAAGTATCATCTTTAGGTAAAATAACCGCACCTGTGTATACTCTACCAAATAATGGTCCTCGTCCTGCCTCATCAACCCCGATTTCAATCTTATTTAAATCTTCATAAAGAAATTTTTTTAATGGCTCTTGAAGTTTGCGTGTTCTAGGCTTTTTTGTTAAAATTATTTCATTTTCTAAATTATTTTTTATATCAGTATTATTAACATTATTATTATTATTATCATGTGAATCATCATCAGATTCATCAATAATTATAGCACTTTCAAAGTCAGATTTCATAATAAATATATTATAATAATATTTAATATATTTATTTTTTGATTTCAATTATATTTATAAATCAAAACTTTTTTCACTATATAAATTATACAATGAATACTGAAGCATTATTTCTTTTTCTGATTTTATTATTAGGACTTATTTTATGTTCCTTTTTAGGAGGTAATTGTGGAACAGAATCATTTACTGGTAATTCTCAAATGACAGGAGTAAGTGGATTAGGATTAAAAAATAATATGAATTCTTCTTCATCTACAAGTGGTACCTCACCTACAACAGGTACTTCATCTACAACGGGTACTTCATCTACAACGGGTAATTCGTCTACAACTGGTACTTCATCTACAACGGGTTACGATAATTATAATCATTATAATGGTTCAAAAACAGTTTTACAAAATGGTTCTACATACACTTCACAAAATGGCGGAACAATCACTGTTTCAGCAAGTAGTACTGGCGGACAAACATTACAAGTAACATCCGCAGGTGGAACACCAGTTACATTTACAACAACACCACCAGCTTCCACAACAACGACAGAAAGTTATACAAATTATAAAGGTAATAACGGGTCGGCTACTACATTTTATGGACCGAATGGTCAAACCGCTACTGTTATTACAGGAAATAATGGTCAATATGCGATTCAATTAACAACATCAACTGGGACAACAACATATACAGAAAATGCTACAGTTTATAATCCAAATTCAACCACTTATAATGATACAAATACAACCTATTATGGAAGCACTGGAACAAATATTCCATCATCAAGTTATAACACAGCATATGCTTCTGCTACAACATATTATGGACCTAACGGCGGAACAGCTACAATTACTTCCAATAACACTTTATCAGTAACGGTAAATGGTACAACAACTATTTATACAGGTACACCAAGCTCAAATGGTTATGTTACTGTATATTCTGGACCTAATGGAGGAACTGCTACAGTAATTACCGTAAATGGACAACAAGCATTTCAAGTTGTAGATGCGTATAATAATACAGTTATATATACTGTAACACCGCCTGCGTCATCTCCCAGTTATAATCCTCCTACTACATCTAGTGGAACATCTAGCACCTCTAATAGCACCTCTAATAGCACCTCTAATAGTGCATATTATAGTTCTTTACCTCCTGGTATTCCAGCAAGTCAAATACCGCAAGGTCAAGAAGATTTATATATTTTAAAGTCTCAAGTTGTTCCTCCAGTATGCCCTGTATGCCCATCTTGTGCTTCATCTCATTCATCGTCAGATTCATCATCGAGTTCATCTTCTTCTTCTGATAAATGCCCGCCATGCCCTGCGTGTGCAAGATGCCCTGAACCAAGTTTTGATTGTAAAAAGGTTCCAAATTACAGCGCAATAAATAACAGCTACCTTCCTACACCGGTTTTAGCTGATTTTTCTAGTTTTGGAATGTAAATTATAAAAATTATAAAAATTATAAAAATTATAAAAATTATAAAAATTATAAAAATTATAAAAATTATAAAAATTATAAAAAATAATATGTATTTTATAAAATTATATATTATTCTTGGTTTTAAGTTCTTGATTTTATACACTTTTTATCAATTTGAATAGTTGTACCCTTTTCATCTTGAGGTACAATATTAAGAATACATTTAGATTTTTTACCATATAATGGTTCAGTGCACCCCTTTTCACTCTTCTTTAGAGTTTTTGTTTTTAAAACCTTAAATAATTTAGGTTTTTCTTCTACACATCGGGCTCTAAAGTGTTCGTATCTTTCTCTAACATCGCAATAAGACAAATAAGAAGTCTTCTTTAATAATTTATTAACAAGCTCATGAAGATTATAAATATACCTAGAAAATGTATCACGACTTGCCATATGAGACATATTTAAAGGCAATGTTTTTAAATTTGTTTTTAAATTCATTCTACAATATTTACAAGGTAAAACATATCTTAAATCTAAAACAAAATCACGATAATGTTTTTTATCTTCTTGTGTAGGATTTACTGGGTAATTAAAACTCATCGTGTGAAGATAATGCCACATGGGAGGACCCCAAACACTTGTTAACATGCCATCTCCAGCACTATATTCTTTTTTCGTAAAAACTCTATTCTTTTTTTTATTTGTCCTAATTTTATTTGTCCTAATATTATTGTTTTTACGTGTTTTAGTCATACTCATATAATAAAGGCATAAAAAATTTTTATCATATAAAAAAATGAAAATAAAAATGAAAATAAATAATTACTACGCAAAAATATATTATATTAATAATATAATTATAATATAATTATAATGATAACTCCAACTCAAATTTCAGGATATAACGACCATACTAAAACTATTTGTCTTTGCTCTTTTGTATCAATAATAATTGTTATCTTATTCATACTCAGTCCATTAAGCAATTTTTTTAAAACATCTTTGTTTATGAAACTTTTTGCTTTAATCATTTTAGCATATACAATTTACTTAATTCTAATACAAACAAATAATCTAAAAGGTATTGTAAATACTAATAAACCTGAACACATTACAGCTCAAATAAACACAAACATTGTTTGTAGCTATATTTTTACAATTTTTTTAGTTATATTGTTTATTTCAATAATTAAAAGTTTTTTTAATATTTAGTAATGTTTTTTTAATTTCTAAAATTTTAATATAATACAGTTTATCATTTATAAAACTACTTTTTTTAATTTCAATTAATGAACCATCATTGTTTCTGAATAACATAATTTATAATATAAAAATACAAATATCTTTATATCATATTCGTTAAAAGACCTTCATTATTTATTCTATTAATATATAAATGAACGGATCTGGTTTTAATAATTCTTTACAACCAAGTAATTCAGGAGGAACAATGACAAAAATTTTGGGGTTTCTTCATTCAAGCATTACAAGTACAACAATTTTATACGTTGTTGGTTTAGTTATGTTTATAGTTGTAGCTTATTATTATTATAAATATTATATTGAACCATCAATGAATCCTAGTTACAAGGCTAATAATGAAATAGCAAAAACGATAAATCCTTCCCAACAAAAAGAAGCTGAACTATTATTTTTTAGTGTAGAATGGTGTCCTCATTGTAAAACAGCAAAACCCGCATGGAATGATTTGAAGACAGAATATGAAAATAAAACAATTAACGGCTATAAAGTTATTTTTACGGATATAGACTGCACAAATGAAACGGCTGAAGTTACTCAGTTAATGGACCAGTATAAGATTGAAGGATATCCTACAATTAAATTATTAAAAGACGGACAAGTAATAGAATATGACGCAAAACCTAGTAAAGAAACCTTAGAACAGTTCTTAAAAACAGTTCTATAAGTGTTTCAAAGAGAGAAAATCTTTAGCAAATTCAACACCGCTATCAAATAATTCTTTTCTTACATCCATTGAATACAGCGCTGTCTTTAAATAATCAATGCTTAAAAAATCCGCTTTACATATGATTTCGTTTTTAATTACAGTTTGTTTATCCCCTGTATCCATATTTTGTATCATTTTAAAAACAAAACTCATCAAGAAGTCTAACATTGTAGACTGAGAATCAACACGATTACTATCATTTTTATCGTATTGATTTTTTATACCCAGAATTTCATCTTCATTGTACAATTCAAGGCATTTATTTAATGGATAATTACAAACAATTCCGCCGTCTATATAACATTTATTCTCAATACAAACTGGGGCTACTAAAACAGGCAATGAACACGTCATTTGTAAAGCCATAATAACACTAATATTTGGATGCGTTTTATAAGAAATATCTTCAATTTTAAAATCATTAATATCAAAGGTAAAAAAATGCAGTTCGATTTTCGAATAATTATAAAAATCGTGTAAATTAATATCCAATGCTAAGTCCTTTGCGCTAAATAAAGGTTTGAATATTTTTTCCACTGTTTTACAATCAAATATTCCTTTTTTGGTATACGCGTCAAAAATTTTCTGTACATTTATAGGAAAAACTTCGTGCCATGGGCGTTTAATAATGTAATCATTTATGGTCTCCCAGTCAAATTTTAAACAAATTAATGTCCCTAAAATTGCTCCTGCTGATGTTCCATATATTGTTTCAATGTTAGATAAATCAATGAATTTTTTCTCTTCAACGTGCTGAATGGCACCTAATGCTTGAACTAATGTGGGACCACCACCGGAAATAACTAAATGTTTTATGGGCATATTAATTATAATATATTTATTATAAATTATAATTATTTAAACTAATTTTGGTCTTTTATATTTATTTATTTAGTTAGTTATTTTATAAGAATGATTAATAGTAAAGAAGATATTCAAAATTTTGTGCAGAGTAAAGGAAATGTTTCTCTCATGAAGAAGATGTTAGATGATGGAATTATAACTGATATTAATATCATATTTGATAACGGATTAAGCACAAACACTGCTTTAATGTTTGAGACTATATATGGAACAATAGAAGGAATGAAATTTCTCTTAACCAGAAAAGCTGACCCTAATATTCAAGATAAAAATGGATTGACAGCACTTCATAAGATTGTTAATTTAGGAGAAATAGATGCCAAAGCCAAAGCCAAACAGTTTGCTAAACTTCGTCTCTTATTAGACTATGGTGCTGATAAGAATATTAAGACGAATAAAGGTAGCACTGTATTAGAATTAGCAAAATGTTCAACGTGTTGTAATGAATGTATCAAAGTTATTAAGACTTATAAACCACATAGTAAAAATAAAAAAACTTTACGTAAAAAAGATAAACAAAAAATTAAAATAAAACATAGAAAAAATAATACAAAGAGAAAAATATAAAAAATTGAAATACTTTTTATATTTTTTATCAAATGTATAAAATAATATATATATATAATTCTTAAGATGACAACTTTAATTTATAATAAGGAAACTATAACACCAGAAAGCATCATTGCTTTCAATCCATCGTCAAAGGGTCTAAATGACGCACACAATAAAACAAGAGAGAACATAGTTGGAGCTATAATTAATAACAAAATCCCGGAAACCTATTATCAAATACCCGAATGGCTTGCACTAGAGATTAGTATTATAACCTATTTACAACAACTCGATACTACTAGAAAATATAGGCGCGCTGTATGCTCGCACAAAGGAGGCCGAAAATTCAATTTCGATTTCGGAATCAAGGTTTATTATGAAGACGGCAGTCAAACCGATTATAACATTGAACTTAAATTCAATGCTTCGACCATAGATGAAACACCGCAATTTGTTTCACCAATGAAGCCGAGTCAGTACATGAGCAATGTATACGAAGACTATTATTACGACAATTATTTGTCTCAATTAGCGGTGGAATCAGGTTTAGAATTACCGTCACGTGAATCATACATGAAGCAAATTCATACAAATAATCCCAAATGTATGAAACCATTTCAGGATTTGTATTATATGGGATGTAAACAAAGTAGTCAATATACAGGCGACCCAACCCATATCAAATTTTACGAAACAGCCAAGAAACTTTCGCACGAAAGCATAACAAGCTTTATAGAAAAAACAGAATTAAATATTGAAGCGCTTTCGGAGTATTTATTAACCTCGCAAAATAACAAAATATATATGCTTTATTCAGGAACACAATTTATAGTCCAGCGTCCAAATATGGACGATTATTACATAGAAAACGTAACAAAAAACCCAGAAAAAAATAGATATGATTGTGTAAGTAAAACCGGTGTAAAAATGAATGTCTTATTGCGATGGAAGAATGGAAATGGTATCGCATTCCCAGCATTTCAAATATCGTAATAAATAGGTAAGATATAATTAAGCTCCGTTGTATTTATAGCATTATTACCAAAATATAATTTAATAAACTCTTGCGTTCTTTTATCCTTGAATGACATTATAACCTTCTCATACATTTTAATTAACTCTGTTTTATCTGTTTTATCTGTTTTATCTGTTTTATCTTTATTAGGTTCGATATTCATATTATATTCAATACAAATCAAATGATTCTCAAGAAGATATTCACCTGCTTCATTTATTAAACAATAATTAAACTTATATTCACCGACACCATAGCCTCTATTTATAACAATCATAGGCCGACTTGTACCAGGTTTGTCAATATAGTTTTTTTTATCGCCATTTTTATACTTTTTGATTGACAGCTGATTATCAACAATATCGGAGCAATATATTAATCTAGTCTTTGTTGCGTCGTCCGTCAATATATCTTTACACTGATTCCATACCACATTTCCGACACTTACGGTAAAACCTAGATCCCATAATGTCTTCGATTTTTCATATAATTTTACAATTTTATTCATATTATCTTCCAGAACAAATATGGTATAACTATGTATACTTAAAATATATTTTGTATTATTGATTTCAGTTTTTACTAGGGGTTTTCTTATAATCATGAGTATCGTTTCTTGTTGCGTATCAATAAACTTATCATCCCTCTCAACAATATGTAATATTTGAAAATTTTGTGATAGATAATTTCTAGTTTTGTCGTAATATAGACAATTAAGAAAGTTTTTAGGTAATATAAAACTCAATATTCCATTATCATTTAATAGTTCTAATGATTTGATTATAAATAATATGAAAATATTGGGTCTTCCATCAAAATATGGATAATATATTTTATCAACACTTTCTTTTTTCATTACATAAAACGGAGGGTTACCAATAATAAGATCATACTTTGTAGCAGGATCAAATGTTAAATAATCTTGTTTTAAAATACTTACATTACTGGAATTTAATTGTAAAAATACAGAATTATAAATTGTTTCATTTAATTCAATGCCAGTAATAGAAACATTTTGAGGAAATAACGCTTGTAATGATGTAATAAATTCGCCTGAACCGCAAGACGGTTCTAAAACAGTTTTAATTTCGGATATATATGGTTTTAACAAATTTATATTACTACTTACACACGAAGGCGGAGTAAAATAAATTCCATTTTCTTTTTTAATTACGCTAGACAATTTAGTAGTCAAGTCTTTTGATAAAGATGAATATTCCATTTGTTATTTATTTTATATGAATACACTAATTTTAAATCAATTTTTATTTAAATAGAAGGATTATATAAAATAAATAAAATTTTACATCTTTGGACATTGAAAATGCCGATTTAAACTGAATAATGTTTGTACATATCATCCCATTGATTTTCACCTTTATAGATATATCCTTTTGATAATAAAAGATTCTTAATTTCACTTCTTATTGGTTCTATATAATTATGTTCTACATCAATTAATCCAAAAGTATATTTTTCAAAATCAAAATTTTTTAATATTTCCAATTCAGAACCTTCTGTATCTAGTGACATATACTCAATAAATAAAGGAGCATTTGCCTTGTTTAATACGTCTAACAAAGAGATTGTTTGAACTTGAATGATTGTTTTGTTAGAATCAACAATAGACTTATGTTTATCAATATATTGAGAAATACCCGACAATAAATCATAGTTGTTTGCTATATCAAATGTAAGCGTTAATCCACTCTGATTATACACTGCTTCCTTATAACATATAGAGTTTTGTCTGTTTTTCACACATTTTTCAAATTGGTTAGGAATAGGTTCACAACAAATCCCTTTCCAATTAAATTGTTTTTCAAGTAAATATGTATTTGATAATTCTATACCATCACTTGCGCCAATTTCAATAAAAAACCCATTTTCTTTGTTATTATAAAATTTAATAACTTCTAAATCTTGACCAAGTTGTGATTGAGACATATATAAAATATATATATTATATTAAAAATAACAATTCAACGAATCGGTGTTTTCAATGTCCAAAGGTGTAAAATAAATTTTATTTATACAATTAGAAATATAATTTATTTTCTATTTATTGTGTAAATATGGCAAATATATTTACATTAGAAAACCTCGATGATTTCTCAGAAAAATTAAATATAGATGAATTGTACGAGAAAAAACGTCAATATGACTTAAAACAACTAGAACTTTTTAATAAAATTTTAAACAGAATTCACGTCAAAATTAAGACAACATCAAGGCAAAAAATAGACGGTCAATTTTGTTGGTTTTTAGTTCCAGAAGTAATTATTGGTGTTCCAAAATATGACCAAGGAGCGTGTATTGCCTATTTATTGGATAAATTAAAAGAAAATGGTTTTAACATTAGATATGTTCATCCAAATACTTTATTTATTTCATGGATGCATTGGGTGCCGTCATATGTTAGAACAGAACTTAAGAAAAAAACAGGCATTGTAGTCAATGAATATGGACAAAAAATCGATGAAAATAGTAATGACACTAAACAAATAACAGATTCAGGAAATCCCAATGAAGCAATGTTTAATTTAAAACCGAGCACGAATCAATCTGTAAGTAAAAAGGATAATAAAAATTATACTCCGATAAAATCATATAAACCCTCGGGCAATTTAGTATATAATGATGATTTATTGAATAAAATAGAAGATAAATTTGGATAATAAATTTGGATAATAAATTTATAATAAAAATTTTATATAAATAGATTATATAATGGCAACAAAAAGAATAAAAACCAATAATAATAAAACGGTTAAGAAACACAATTTAACCGACGAAGATAAAAAAGAATTGTGTAAAAAAATGCCAACAGCATTAGAAGGTTTTCAAGAACAATTCGAAAAAGATCATAAAGCTGAGCTATATCAGAAAGGAGATGTTCAAAAAAAAATTATTCGTGATTTAAGCAAAGCCGTTAGTCCATCTAAATTCACTCCTCAAGAAGATTTTTATTCATATATTAATGAAAGATGGGAGAGTGAAAGTAAAATAGATGATAGTTTGAAATATATTGTTCAATTCGATGATTTTCGATTAACCCAAGATAAAGTATATAGACAACTTTTAGAAATAGTTAAAGAATATATATCAAAAAACAATACACCATTATCTAAATGTATTAAAAATTTGTATGAATCAGCACTAAAAGAGACTTCTAAAGTTGAGATACAAGTATACTCACAAGTAATATTAGAACAAATCGATTATTTAAGACAAGATAAATCGAACTTGTGGAAACTATTAGCAACAGCAAATAAAACTGAAATTATTTCATGGGGCTCGCCTTTTGTATGGAACTTAAACCCTGATAGCATGGAACCAACAAAATTTAGATGTTTTATGGACCCGCCACAGTTGACATTAGTTGATTTTAATATTTATATAGATGATGGAACGAATGTTGAATATAAAAAAAAATATAAAGCGCGATATATAAAATATTTACACGAAATTTTCGAATTTTCTTTTGGAAAAAATCACGGGTTTAAAGTATCCAATGTTTTTGATGCCGAAGTAAAAATTATTAACTCAATGTGTTGTACTATTATAAAGGATAAACCAAAATACAATGAATATAATAAAGTTACTAAGAAAGAAGCATTATCTAAATATAAATTTGACTGGGAGGCTTTTACAAATGAACTTGGATTTAAAACAGCGCCAGAATTTTTCATCACTAGTAATCTTAATTATTTATTATGCGGTACACAAATGTTATTAGATGAATGGGATGATGAGATATGGAGAACGTATTGGATATATATATTTATAAGACAACAACAAAGATTTTGTGAAGAAAGTCGTGAAATATTCTTTGAGTTTCAAGGTAAATTTGTAAGAGGACAAGAACAAATGGTTTCTAAAGAAGAAATTAATCCGATTTTTTCATTGGGGTTTTGTTTTAATACATTTTTGACGAATCAATATGTGGCTAAATACAAAAATGAACAAAGTGTTAATTATGTGAGAACAATGGCGCAAGATTTAAAAGCTGTTTTCACTAGAATCATTAAGCGTAATAAATGGTTACAAGAAAAGACCAAAAGAAAGGCTTTAAAAAAATTAGAAAATTTTAAGCTAATAATTGCTGAACCGGAAGATTTAGTAGAAGATCCAATATTAGATTATTCTAATACTGATATATGGGGTAATTTATTGAAAAAATGCGAATGGAGATTAAAACACGCAATAAGTTTAGAAGGAAAACCGCTTGTAGATATTCCTGTTATGGATTGGGCGCAAATACCACCCAAGTTTGTCGGGACACAAGCATATGTGGTAAATGCTTGTTATACTCCCACTAAAAATAGTATTTATATTCCTTTAGGATATATACAAGCACCTTTCGTGGACTTAAAAGAAAGAGGTATAGAATATAATTTAGCGTATATTGGTTATACATTAGGACACGAAATGTCACATTCTTTAGATGATTGGGGAAGTAAATTTGATGAAAACGGTAAAATGCATGACTGGTGGACACCTCAAGATAAGAGAAAATTTAAATTAATTCAAAATGACGTTATAAAACAATATGAAGAATTATACGCACGTGATGGTATCACATTTGATGCGTCACCAAGTATAGGTGAAGATTTAGCCGATATTTCTGGATTAAATATTTGTTTAGAATATTTAAGAGATTTTCAAATGAAAAATAAAGATGAATTGTCTATTAAATCTTTGTCTTTTCAAGCATTTTTCGTATATTTTGCCATTGAACAAAAACAAAAAATAAGTAAAAAAGCCATTAAAGCGCAATTGACGACAAACCCTCATCCTTTAGATAAATATAGAACAAATGCTCCATTATCGAGAATGCCATTGTTTAGGGCAATTTATAATATTAAGAAAAATAATAAAATGTTTTGGCATCCAACTGATTCTAGCAGAGTTTGGGAATAAATATACAAATTAAAGTATTAAAAATTTAAAATAATTTTTGTTAATAAAAAAATTATTTTGTTACAGTAATGTATAATGGCGAATCATACAAAAACCATGAAAATGTCTAAGGCCAAGGCTATGTCTAAGGCAAAAACAATTACCAAATCTTTAACCAAGAACATGGGTAAGACTTTACAGAAGTCGATGGGTAAGACTTTACAGAAGTCGATGGGCAAAACTTTACAAAAGACTATGGGTAAGACTTTACAGAAATCGATGGGCAAAACTTTACAAAAGACTATGGGCAAGACTTTACAAAAGTCGATGGGTAAGACTTTACAAAAGTCTATGGGTAAGACTTTACAAAAAGTTGGCGGTAAACCATTTGGTTGGGGTGCGCGTTAGGGTTGTCTCACAATTGACAAAAACCAACCTTAAATAATGCTCCTGGTATATAAAAAATGAAATGATGTAGAAAAATGTAATTAATTTAGCATAATATCGTTAAATTAACATTTAAGCAAAATGTGATTTTAATTATTTTCCTATTTAACTTCTTATTTTTTATAACTTAAGAAATAATTATTTTAATTAAAAATAATTATTTTGTTTACATTAATATATATAATGGCAACTAAACGTTCTCGTTCAATGGCTAAGAATCGTACTGCTAGAAAAGCAATGAGTAAGTCTAAGGCTATGTCTAAGGCAAAAACTATTGCCAAATCTTTAACCAAAAATATGGGTATGACTTTACAGAAGTCGATGGGCAAGACTTTACAGAAGTCGATGGGCAAGACTTTACAGAAGTCGATGGGTAAGACTTTACAGAAGTCGATGGGCAAGACTTTACAGAAGACGATGGGTAAGACTTTACAGAAAGTCGGCGGTGGTCTTCGTCCTGCTCCTGTTACTCCTCCTCGTTTGACGAAAGGCGGATCTGGAAAATTGCCTATAGGCAGCAGTCCTCTTAGCGGGCAAGGTAGCCAAATGGGTAATAATGGATCAGGGACTCGTCTCAAGGGTGGAAACTCACATACTCACTATGCCAAACCGACCGATCCAAAAATTGCCAACGCCTGGCATAAAGGTCAGTGGTAAAATAAAATATTTTTAAATAAATGATTAAATATCTTTAATGATTAATTCTAATTATATTCCTCAAAACACGTTAAAACCATAAATAAAATATTTTAAATAAATAAAATATTTTAAATAAATAAAATATTTTATTATACTATAAATGAAATCAAGACGAAATCATAAAAATAAGAAAAATAAATCTAGACGTTCAAAAGGAGGCAAAAAATGGACAACCGCTATTTCAGCAGCTCAAAAAACGTTAAGTAAAACCGGGTCATTTTCCAGAGCCAATAAAGTATTTAAAACACAAGCATTAGCTAACGCGCGCAAATTATTTGGGGCCTTGCCACAACAACATTAATTTATTTATAAAGAATTTAATTAAGTAATTATTTGATTTAGTAAATTAAATAATTATTTTGTTTACATTAATATATATAATGGCAACTAAACGTTCTCGTTCAATGGCTAAGAATCGTACTTCTAGAAAAGCAATGAGTAAGTCTAAGGCTATGTCTAAGGCAAAAACTATTGCCAAATCTTTAACCAAAAATATGGGTATGACTTTACAGAAGTCTATGGGCAAGACTTTACAGAAGTCGATGGGCAAGACTTTACAGAAGTCGATGGGTAAGACTTTACAGAAGTCGATGGGCAAGACTTTACAGAAGACGATGGGTAAGACTTTACAGAAGACGATGGGCAAGACTTTACAGAAGTCAATGGGTAAGACTTTACAGAAAGTCGGCGGCGGTCTTCTCCTCCAATCTGTTACTCCTGATACTACTCCTCCTCGTCCTGCTCCTGTTACTCATGATACTACTCCTCCTCGTCCTGCTCCTGTTACTCCTCCTCGTCCGACGAAAGGCGGATCTGGAAAATTGCCTATAGGCAGCAGTCCAATTGGCAGCAGTGGTAGTGGTATTCGCCACAAAGGCGGTAAAGGAGCAACCCAAAGTATTAACAAATTTTTCTCTCATTTACCACCGCCCCCCGATCACCATGATATAACGAAGGTACCGGTTGCGTAAGTAGCAAAGGCGAAAGTGTATCACAGTGGTAAAATAAAATATTTTTAAATAAATGATTAAATATCTTTAATGATTTTAATTCTATTTATATTCCTCAAAACACGTTAAAACCATAAATAAAATATTTTAAATAATTAAAATAATTAAAATATTTTATTATACTATAAATGAAATCAAGACGAAATCATAAAAATAAGAAAAATAAATCTAGACGTTCAAAAGGAGGCAAAAAATGGACAACCGCTATTTCAGCCGCGCAAAAAACGTTAAGTAAAACCGGGTCATTTTCCAGAGCAAACAAAGTATTTAAGACACAAGCATTAGCTAACGCGCGCAAATTATTTGGGGCTTTGCCACAACAACATTAATTTTTAGACAATTTGTGTATGTGTATTTAATTCTGGATTAATAATTATATTATTTTTACTATTCTTGCTATTTAATTCAATATCCCTTGTTTCTTGAATGGTTTTTTCCTTCTCTTTTTGTAAATTTTTTTCTTGATTTTTCAATGATTCAAATATCTTCTTTTCAACAATTGCCTCATATAAATGTATTCCCTTCACATAATCAGTTTCACAACTTACATATAATTCAATAATTATTTTGCGCGCCTTTTCTACTGCTTTTTGTAATAATTCATCCGTTAATATTGGACTAATACGTATTCTCTTTTTTTTTGTAAAAGGGTCAATGACAAATGTAAAAATTTCATTTACAACAGATAATAACTCACTTTGTTTCGAAGATGCCCTATTAATCATATCTCTAATGTTACTCGAATAATCTATAAATAATTTATCGTTTTTATCTACTTTGTATTTTCCCATAAAATCCGGATTAGCACTGTCACATTTTTTATACTCTTTTGTAGCATCTTTTAACTTAATGTCACTAAATGATTTAATATTGGAATCCATTTCTTGTTCACCAGTAAAAGTCGTATAAAAAGTTTTTAGATCTTTTTCAAATTGTTTCTGAGTTTCTTCTGACATTCCAGTAAATGTTCCTGTTGAATAATCATATTTATCATCTAAGTATAGTTGCATTAATTCTTGTATTCCCGGTTCATCAGATAGGCTTTTAATAGAATTATCTTTATTAAGATTCATGGTACAAATTTCAGGGTTCATAATAGTTTCATCAAGAATAGTTTCGCTTTTTTTTAGGGCTTTTATCCGGTTATCACAAATATTAACATTTACCTTTACCCGTTTAGCATTTTTAGGAATTAGATTTTTCTCTAATAAACCTCTTCTAACAGTGTTGCCCGTTTCATCTTTATATATGTAAATTGGATTAATAGTCATCATAATCGCGGCATATAAATGTGCTATTTTAATATAATATTTAGCTATTCCTAGACAAACCCTCTTTTTTCGAATACTTTTTTTCGCATCATTTTCAATATCTAACTGTTCTAGCTGGTCTTTATTTAAAAATATAATATTGTCTTTTGTTAGTTCATTCACTTCTAATCCTTTTTTTATTCTTTGTTCTAAATATGTTACTTCAAGGTCTGTAAAGTATCTTTTTATAATATCCGATGTTAAAACAATTAAATTATCACAATATTCTTTTTCTGTTAATTTACTTAAGCTCTTAAAATCCATTGTCAAAATATAGTATGTGGCTATATAATCAATTACTTCATAAAAATTAGTAAAACTATTTTCGGTTGTTTTTGTATTTGATGTATTTCTTGAAAAAAAGCTTCCCATATAATTTATAGTTATTTAAAAATATATAATAAATTGTATTTAAAATATATAAATAGTAAAATCAAAGTATTATTATAATAGTAAAATCAAAGTATTATTATAATAGTAAATCGAAGTATTATTATAATAGTAAAATCGAAGTATTATTATAATAGTAAAATCAAAGTATTATAATATAATAAAATTGAATTAAATATTTCTTTTCTTTCTTATACAAAAGAATATAATGAGCACAACAGACAAAAGTAAAAAGAAAAAGCATAATACTATTAATAAAAAAGAATTATGGAATATATTTGACAATGAAGTTGAAAATGAACAAAAACCCAAAGCTCCTTTAGAATGTATCTATAGAGCGTGCGGTGACAGGGAAGTCTGTGAAATATGTGAATCTATTTTAGCATTTTCAGATGAAGGATTTCTAACATGTACTAATTCAAAATGCGGTATCATATATAAAGACATTGTAGACCAGAGCGCTGAATGGAGATATTACGGAGCAGATGATAACCAGAATTCAGATCCTACACGATGCGGAATGCCTATCAATCCGCTTTTAGAAGAATCTTCCTATGGTTGTAAAGTTTTATGTTGTGGCCCAATGTCTTATGAAATGCGAAAAATCAAGCGTTATACTGAATGGCAATCAATGCCCTATAAAGAAAAATCACAATACGACGATTTCCAGACAATTACAAACATGGCGCAAAATGCCGGAATACCTAAGATGATTATTGATGACGCAATAAGGTATCATAAAAAAATATCAGAATATGAGCTTTCATTTAGAGGGGATAATAGAGACGGTATTTTAGCGGCTTCAATTTATATTTCGTGTAGAATAAACAATTTCCCTCGAACCGCAAAAGAAATCGCAAATATATTTCACTTGGATGCTACAAGCGCAACAAAGGGTTGTAAAAATGCCCTAACTATTATAAACAATTTAGAGAAGGATGTTGTAAATAAGGACAAGACAAACTTTTGTAAAACCAAACCAGAGGCCTTTATTGACCGATTTTGTAGTAGATTAAATATAAATAATGAGCTGACAAAGTTATGTCATTTCATATCAATGAAGATTGAGAAGGAAAATATAATGCCTGAAAATACTCCTCATTCTATCGCAGCCGGTGTTATTTACTTTATTGCTGAGATTTGTAAATTGAATATTAGTAAAAAGGAGGTAAAAGAAATAAGCGAAATAAGTGAGGTTACCATAAATAAATGTTTTAAAAAATTAGAAACTTATAAAGAAAATCTTATTCCTGCTGTAATCTTAAAAAAATACGCAAATTTTACTGTTTAAAAAGATTGAAAATCTTTATAATAGTTTAGAAACAAATTTTATAATATTAATTATTTAATATTATGAGTGAAAGTCAAGAAAATAAAAACCCTCCAAAACGTGTTTTTATTGTTCCTTATAGAAATCGAATTCAGCACAAGTTTTTTTTTAGTAAATATATGAGTTTTATTCTTGAAGACGCGGATGATTACGAAATTTATTTCTCACATCAATGTGACCCTCGAAGTTTCAATAGAGGAGCAACAAGAAACATTGGTTTTTTAGCAGTTAAAGAAAAATATCCAAATGACTATAAAGATATTATTTTTATTTTTAATGATATTGACACTATTCCTTTTACAAAAATTTTTGAGTATACAACGAAACCTGGAGTAGTAAAACATTATTATGGATATACACACGCTTTAGGAGGAATTGTTGTTATTAAAGGCGCGGATTTCGAACGAATTAATGGGTATCCTTGTTACTGGGGATGGGGTATGGAAGATAATGCTTTACAAAAAAGATGTGAATGGGCAAATATTTCTATTGACAGAAGTCAATTTTACAAAATTGGTAGTCCACAAATTTTACAATTATTTGACGGAATAACAAGAATTATTAATAAGAAAGATCCGTTAAGAATGACTCAAGATAATGGAGTTGACGGTCTTAAAACAATTACACAATTAAAATATAACATTGATTCGAAATCAGAAAATAATAATGATAACTTATTTTCTGTTCATAATGATCGTATATTCTATATTAATATACAATGTTTTTTAACATACATTAAATTCGAAAACGATGTTTATCATAATTATGACTTGAGAGAACCTACTAGAAAAATAACTGATCCGGACAATAACATGCGAATAATGCGAACGATTGTTAATAATAATGAATCATGGGCAAATATTCCGCATTATCCGACAATAATGGAAAAATTAGAAAAACAGATACATCAATTAACTTCACAAGGTATACCAATACCATATAACTTAACTCAAGCTTTAGAGATTGAAAGAAAAAAAGATACAAATACAGATGTATTTAATATTGGAATTAATAATACAAGAAATACAAATACAAATACAAATACAATTATAAAAAATAAAGACAATAACCCATTTTCGAAGGAATACGCAAGATCGGTCGGATACCAACCAAAAGCACGATCGAGCGCAAGAATCGGTCTAGGCGGTGTATTATAAATTTATTTTTTATAATTGTATTTGTATTTGTATTTTTTAGAGTTATATTATTTATTTGTATTTTTCTTATATTTTTTTCTTATTTTCTTCCATATAGTCTATAAATCTGCGCCTTATTCCATTTTTGTAACATTCATCGCGAAACACACTATCTTCTGCGTAATATAATTCAAATGCGTCTTCCATCATTTTATCAATATTAACAAAGTTTTTAAGAAACCCGATTTTAATTAATATTTTTATAACGGTCATATAAAATATATTGTCTGAGTAAAACTGAAATTTATATTCCAAATCGGATATGCGTTCTTTTTCTTCTTCCTTTTTTATATATTCATAATATTTCTTTTTAATAATAAATATTATGAAAATTGTAGATACAATAAATGCTAGTATAATTACCGAAATCATTTTTGTGTTAAATATTTATGTATTTTATAAATTAGTTTTTATACAATTCAATTTTTTATACAATTCAATTTTAAAAAACATGTGATATTTTATACCCTTTCTTCCATATATAAATATATTCAGTATATTCGTTTTGTCTTTTGCTTTTTTTCAATGATATTTTTTCATGCGCTTTTCCTAATAATTTTACACAAATATCTTCGTAAATTTGCTCATTCACATTTAAACAATAATATCCATGCTCCTTCAAATTATTAAAACTATTTGTAATAACCGGAATATAAAATTTATCTTTCATTTCTGTCTTTGAATCATAAATTACATTATTTGAATATTTTTCTAAAAAATAATAAGGTGGTGATGTTAGAACCATATCATATGATATTTTTGAATAATCAAAAGTAACAGCACTTTCATAAAACATTTGGAACGTTGTTTTAACCTTTAACCTTTTCTTTCTCTCTTCATCTCCAAAAAAATCAGTTATTTTATTATAGTATTGATCCAATCCAACATTAATATCTATACCAATATATTGTGGAACATTTAGAGCGCAAGCACCAATTAATCTACCACCCCATCCAGCGCAAAAATCCAATACACAAAACGGTTTATATTTCGAATAAATTTCCATTGCTACTAATGGTCTAAAAATATTGATGGCTGTTATACAAATATTGTATATTTCCTTTAAAACAACATATTCATTTTTTGTATTATTTTTGTTTTTAATTGTATTGTAATACTTAATCATTGTACCTATAAATTTCTTTTGTTTAAATTCATCAATATGTGTCAAAAATTCGTAAAAATTGACGTCATATTTACCCTTTGTATTTAGACGTTCTACAAATGTAAAATAGTCAACACTGTTATTCCCAGTGCGGCAACGTGGCGACATATTTTCGGCATTTGATCCTATTTTTTGTAAATTTATAAAATCTGTTTCGGCATCTTCTAATGTAATATGTTTTATTTTATGTGCAATTTCTATTTTTTCACTAAGTGTGAATTTATCTTGGATATTTTCTATCATTTTATTTTAATATTCGAATAAAATAATATTTGTTAAAAAACTTATAATAATATATATTTATTATTGTAAATAATGGATACAGAAAATAATAATACTATAATAAATAATACTATTACAAATAATACTATAAAAAGTATAGCCGATATAAAAAACGCATACTACATCAATTTAGAAAAAAGAAAAGACCGAAAGGCTCATCTTGAAAATGAACTGGATAAAATTGGAATTAAAGCAGAGAGATTTAATGCCATAGAATTGCCTAATGGTAATGGAGCTCTTGGCTGCAGTATGAGTCATTTAAAGTGTATAGAAAAGGCTAAACAAAATAACTGGGACCACATTTTGGTAATGGAAGATGATATCACATTTTTAGATAGTGAACTCTTTACAAAACAATTAAATAAGTTTTTAAAAATAAATAAGGTCTGGGATGTAATTTTATTGGCTGGAAATGTTTACAAACCATATATTCAATATGGAGATTATTGTGTTAAAGTATTTCGGTCTCAAACAGCTACTGGATATATAGTAAAAAACACTTATTATGATAAGTTAATACAAAATTATAAAGAAGGTATTAATAACCTAATAAAAGAACCTACTAAGGCAAATCAACACGCAATAGACAAGCATTGGTTTCGTTTACAAGAGCAAGATTCATGGTTTTTAATTACACCATTAACTGTGATACAAAATGAAAATTTTAGCGATATAGAAAAAAGAGAGGTTAATTATAAATCCCTTATGACTAACTTAGATAAAGAATTTTCAAATAAATATTAAAATGTATAAGAATCTAATTAATTATTTAATTCATGATTATATTTTGTATCATTTCATTTCTTGATGTAGTCCAATATTGACTGCCTTCTTTACCACCTTGATGTGTTAATTGACCATCGTGTAAACGATAATTTAATAATACCTCACTCATATTATGAATATATCCATACTTTTTTAACATTCTTAACCATAGTTCAAAATCTTCAGCCATTCTTGAAATATTTATATTGTAATTTCCTGCTTCTAATACTGCTTTTTTTCGATAACAAACTGTCGGATGATTTAGAAACCAATGGCTAGGATTTTTTTTAAATTCTTCTAATGACAATGATTTATGATTCGTGGAACTTGTAATTGCGCCATTACTATTAAAACAATTTACTTGACCACCACATATCATAACTTGTGGGTTATTTACCATATACTCAATTTGTATTTTTAATCTATTTGGAACCATAATATCATCACTGTCCATTCTAAAAATGATGTTATTACTACATAAAATATTTCCTCTATTAAATGTATATCCTAATCCTTTATTTCCATCATTTTCAATATAAACAACATTTGTAAAACGCGTTGTATTTTGAAAATTTTCTAATAAATTTTTCAAGAGTATCGTATTCATTTCATTTGAGCCATCATTTATCCATACAAGCTCCATATTAAAATGGCCTTGTTGAGATTTGATGGATTCTAAACATTCTTGTATATATTTTGCTTTTGTATTATAACTTGATATTAATACAGATACAGTTTTATCTTCAGATGGTGGTAAAAATTGTGTTTGTAATTCTACAGTATTCATCGTTTCATAACTTTGCTTTGTGGACCCCCATTCTTGATAAGCATAAATTTTACCATGACCTGTATATTCCCTACCTGTAAAATGATAAGGTAAAAATGTATAACTGGGAAATATGTGTAATCCTGGATATAGTTTTGTATCATATAGTCGTGTTAATAATCCTGGACCAACATTATGCCACGCCATTTTAGTAGTTTTCGCATAAGAAACTTCGTTTAATTTTATCCATTCAATCGCATTTTTGACTAATGGATGTCTTGGTGGAAATCCCATAGTTCCGGTAGCAATTAAACCAGGCCTTGCTTCTTCATTTTCCCATCCTGAGAAACATTTTTTACTCATTAAAACATTATCAATAGGTTCAATACATATAGAATCCGCATCCAGAAATACACCTCCGTATTCATATAATATTTCCCACCGAATTATATCAGCTTTACCATTTATTTCCTCAATTTCATTAATTCTATCTAAACAATTAAGAGTCAAATTTCGTTTTTTAATTTCCTTTTCATTCCAACGAATATAGGTATAATCAGGGTTTTTATCTTTCCATGTATCCATTAATTTTGTAGGAGCTGGTTTTGTTCCTATCCAGATTTGATGAATTATTTTAGGTATTGTAGTCATAATGTATATAATTATATATTTGTTTTTTAAATTATAATAAAGTTTATATTTATTTTTATGAATTTATTTTATTATATTTATTTAGTAAGTTAAATTATAATTATTTTTGTATATTTATAATTTACATATTTAATGAAATTAACAACTGTAGTTGCTTCTGTAAATGATAACCCAAATTATTATTTATTTATTCCAAAACAAATATTATTTTGGAGAAAATTTGGTATTAAATTTATAGCTATTTTTGTCGGAAAACAAATACCAATGGAAATTATTCAGTACTCTGATAATATTATTCTTTGGGATGAAAATTTAGATTTAAATACAGCATTTGTAGCACAAAATTTAAGAATTTATTACCCGGCGTTATTAGATAATATTCCAGATAATGAGCTAGTTATGATAACAGATATGGATATGTTACCTACAAATTCAATATATTATTGTAATAACTTAGAAAATTTTACTATAGATGATTTTATTTATTATAGACATATTGACAGTAATCAAATATATATGTGTTATAATGCTGCACATCCATCAATATGGAAAAAGGTATTTAATATAAATAACAAAGAAGATATAAAAAATAGAATTATTAATACATATAAAAAATCTTATAATGGTGTTCCTGGTTCGAACGGGTGGTTTATTGACCAAGAAATAATGTATACAATGTTAATTAATTATCCTCATTTAAAAGTATTGAATAGACCAATAAAGAGATTAGAGACGTGGAATTTAATAAAAAATATGAATATTGCCAATAAAGAATATATATCAAATTATGATGATGTTCATTTCCATAGAAGTTTTAATAATAATAAAGATTTAATTTTATTTGTTGAGAATAAAATAATATAAAACCGTAAAGTAATATATTTATTTTTAAATTAATTTAAAATAATAAATATAATAATTTTATAAAATGGAAACAGTTTCATCTTACTATTATTCAAGTAATTCAAAAAGAATGAATGAAATAGATTATACATTATCTTCTAATTTACAAAAACCATTTATAAATAAAGTTCATCTTTTTATTTCTAGTAAAGACTATGAAAAATTTTTAAATTTTGATTATGTAAACCACCCAAATTATAATAAAATTATTTTTAAAATTTTTGAGGTTCAACCAACATATAAAGATTTGTTCTTATATTGTAGTTCATTTGAACAAACTATTTTTTGTATTTGTAATAGTGATATTGAATTTTTTATTAACGAAGAAAATTATAAATTAATAGATTATTTAAATGATGGTAATTTGTCTTATTTTTTAACAAGACATGAGGAGGATGAAAAGTGTCCTTTAATTAATAATTTTGGTGGTTCTCACGATGCTTTTATATTTAATTCAACTATTTTAAAAAATGCTATAGAAAACAAAGATTTAAATTATATTAATTACATTCAAAATACGCCTGGGATTGAAGCTCTTTTAACTATATTTTTTATTGAAAATTTAGGTTATAAACTATTAAATCCTTGTCATCAAATCAAACTGATACATCATCATAAATCTAATGTAAGATTATGGGAATCAAAGAATAATTCTTCAGTTGGATATACTTGGCCGACGCAATTGGAAGGTTCTAGTGGTATTTATAATAAATATATGATAGAGCCAGTTATTTTGTAATAATATATTTATTAAAAAGATTTTAAAGATATTAATATATAAATACTATAAATTATGTTGATATCATTACACGAGTTGGTTAAAAAATATAATATTAATTTTAAAGGCATTTTACACGTTGGTGCTCATGAATGCGAAGAAATAAAGGATTATTCTGTTTATATTTTACATAACAAGATTCTATGGATTGAAGCATTGGAAGACAAAGTTCAATTATGTAAATCTAGATATCCTAATACTTTTATTGAAAATGCGGTAGTGTCTGATAAGGTTGAAATTGTTAAATTTAACCGTTCAAATAATGGACAATCATCGTCAATTTTAGAGTTAGGATTACATAAGCATTTTCACCCTCATGTTTGGTATACTAATTCATATGAAGTAGAAACTAAAATGTTAAAAGATATTATAAATAAATACAATATTGAGTATAATTTTTTAAATCTAGATATTCAAGGTGCTGAATTAAAAGCATTAAAGGGTATGGAAGAATATTTACCTAAGGTAGACTATATCTATACCGAAGTAAATTCTGACTATGTTTATGAAAATTGTTGTATTGTTACTGAATTAGACAATTATTTAGAAAAATTTGGATTATTTAGAGTGGAAACAAAATGGTGTGAAAATTATAGATGGGGTGACGCATTTTATATTCGTAAGTAAATGAATTTAAAAATATATATTAATTGTAATTAATATAAATGTCAATTACATTTTCTAGTTGTTTTTATATTTTAAAATCAAAATTTGATGAAACTACTTACATTAATTGGATGAATAACTTTATTTCAATTGTAAATGAGTTTTACTTAGTAATATATACAGATGAAAAAAGCGTAAAATACATTGATACAAAAAATAATCCTAGAATAAAAATTATCATAAAAAATGTTGACCAGTTTTATACTTATAAGTATAAAGAATTATGGATTAAAAATCACGCAAAAAATAATTTATTGAATAGTCGTGTTGAATGGGAAGTAAATATGTTATGGAATGAAAAAATATGGTTTACAAATGAAACATGTAAAAATAAATATTTTGATACTGATTACTATGGATGGTGTGATATTGGATATTTTCGTAATAGAGGTAATGATATAAATACATCCAATTTAATGAAATGGGGAAATAATAGCAAAATAGGAAAAATAAATAAAAATACTGTTTTGTATGGATTAGTAAATCGTAATTTACAATATGTAAATAGTTTACAAAATACAATCAATAATAAAAATACTATAGGATTACCTACAATACCAATTCTAGAAGATCAATATTCAATAGCTGGTGGTTTTTTTATAAGTCATAAAGATAAGATTGAATGGTGGGTTGAAACATATTATAAAAAGCTGGATTTATATTTAACAAATAATTATTTAGTTAAAGATGACCAAATAATAATAGCTGATTGTATATTTTCACAAAGCAGTGATTTCTGTTTATTACAAGAAAATAATCCATATGATAACTGGTTTATGTTTCAAAGATTTCTTCAATAAAGTAAGTGAATTATATAATAAATATTAATTCAAAATATGTAAATAAATTTATAAAACTATTTATAAGTTTATTATTATACACAAGTAATAAATAAAGAATGAAATTAATTTTTTATCATTTTTTACATTTATACTTTTTAACAGAGTTTGAAGTAATATTTTATATTTATTATGTTATGCCTTATGAAAAGCAATTAATTCTTAATTTATTTGATTCAAATGATATAACAAGCATATTACCTTTTTATAATAAAACACTTATTGAATTATACAATAATAAATACAATAATAATAATTGTAATACATATCAAAATAGGTTAGATAATTATAACTCTAAATTATTCAATTATTGTATTATATATATTATTATAATAAACGTTCTATTAGTAATGCTATTTATAAAAGATATATATCAAAATTATAACATTTTTTGTGATACAAATATATCTCCAACCAATCAAATATATAAACTATCTTGTAATCCAAGCTCTTCGTTAATGGCTTTCAAAAGTTCGCAAAATATAGCAATTGATTATAAAAAAAATGACGATAATTGTGTTGAATTACAAGATATTAATAGTAATATTGAATCAGCTCATAATAACGATACAAAAAACGAATTAAAATCCATTAGAATACAAATTGATGATATTTTCATTGTATACTACTATAAAAAATCAGAACTAATTAAAGAAATATTTAAGTTAACACAGTTTATTATATTAGTTGGAATTTTTGAATATTTGTTTTTTACAACAATTGTTAATAAATATAAAATCGCAAATATTGATACTATTTTATGTAATATTGAAAGCAAAATACTATAAGTTATATTTATACAAATATAATATATTTGTAATTTATAAAAATGATAAGTATTTTAATTCCTATCTATAATGGTATTGAATTCATTGACGAATCTGTAATGTCTGTTATAAATCAAACTTACAGTGAATGGGAACTTTTAATTGGAGTAAATGGACACCCTGAAAAGTCGAATGTGTTTTTAAAAGCAAAACAATATGAAGATAAATCACATAAAGTTCGTGTTCTTGATTTTTTCAATATAAAAGGAAAATCAAATACTTTAAATGAAATGATAAAGTATTGTAGTTATGATTATGTAGCTATTTTAGATGTTGATGATATATGGGAACCAGAAAAACTAGAAATACAATCTAAGTTTTTACATATTTACGATGTAATTGGAACGAGATGTGTATATTTTGGTGAAAAAAATTTAGTACCATATATTCCTACAGGTGATATTAGTAATTTTGATTTTACTAGAGTAAACCCAATTATAAATTCAAGTTCTGTAATAAGAAAAGAATTGTGTTTTTGGAATAATAAATGGGATAGTGTTGAAGATTATGACTTATGGTTACGACTTAGAAAGATGAATAAAAAATTCTATAATTGTGACAAAATTCTTGTTAAACATCGAATCCATAATACATCAGCATTTAATTCAAAAGGTAATGATTTATTAGCTCAAGATTTAGTAAAATCTTACAAATGAGAATTATTTTCTTTAAGTTACTTTGAGAATTTATTATATAAATTAACATATGTTTTTCAAAAGTCGGTGGGCCAAACAAAAAATGGACAAAAATAAATGTCCATTTTTGCAAAAGCCCAAAAGGTCTTGGCAAAACCTTTCATTGAGACCATAAAATTTTTTAGCGTCTCACCACTTTTTCCAAATTTTTCAATTTGTTACGATAAAAAAAATATTTTTAAAGTATTTTAAAAAAAAGAATTTAGGAATATTTAATATTTTGTATATATATGACAACGAATGACAACGAATTTGTAGCCAAAAGTAGCTTCATTTTTTATTGCGAAAATTGTGACTATGGAACGTGTAAAAAAAGTAACATCGATAAACACTACTTGACATCTAAGCATACAAAAACAACGCTTTTGACAACGTTTGACAACACTTTGGTAGCCAAAAGTAGCTTTAAAAAATTTTCATGTGAAAAATGTGATAAATATTATAATGATAGAGCAGGATTATGGAGACATAATAAAAAATGTTTAAATAAAAATAAAAATACAGATGATCATAATAAACCAGAGAATAAAGACGAATTAATAAATTATTTAATAAAAGAAAATACAGAATTTAAAAACTTAATTCTAGAAATAGTAAAGAAAGATACAACTCAAAACAATATAACAAATAATAATAACACAATAACAAATAGTCACAATAAGACATTTAATCTTCAATTTTTCTTGAATGAAACATGTAAAAATGCTATGAATATTTCTGATTTTGTGGATTCAATAAAACTTCAGTTAAGCGACCTTGAAAATGTAGCAAAAATAGGATATGTTGAAGGGTTATCTAAAATCATTATAAAAAACTTAAACGCTCTTGATGTCACAGAACGTCCTGTTCATTGTAGCGATTCGAAAAGAGACACTATGTATGTGAAAGACGATGATAAATGGGAAAAGGAAAATGAAACAAACGAAAAAGTGTTAAAGGCCATTGAAGATATTGCAAATAAAAACAGTAAGATGGTTAAAGAATGGAAACAAAAGAATCCAGAATGTTCCAGTAGTAAATCCCATAAAGCTGATGTATATTCGCATATAATGATACAAGCCGTTTGCTCAAATAATGATACAAATAACAACAAAATTTTAAAGAAAATTGCCAAGGAAGTGATAATTGATAAAAAATAATTATAAAAATATTATATATTTTATATTTTAACATATGATTTTCAAAAGTCGGTGAGCCAAACAAAAAATGGACATTTATTTTTGTCCATTTTTTGCAAAAGTCAAAAGGTCTTGGAAAAATCCTTCGACAAGACCATAAAATTTTTTAGCGTCTCATGACTTTTTAAAAATTTTCAATTTGTTACGATATTTTTTTTATTTTTTATAAAAGAAAATAATTATTTTTATAAAAAGTATTTAGGAGATTTTTTATTAGTATATATTATACTAATGGAAAATCTCCTGACACCAATCACAATCGCCAATAGTTTTTCTTGTATAAATTGTCACTATAAATGCTCTAAAAGCAGTGAGTGGAAAAAACACATATTAACCCAAAAACACATTAGGCTAACACAGACTAATTTAGACGAACAAAAAAATCTCCAATTTTTGTGTGAATGTGGAAAAGAGTATAAACATATGTCATCATTATGTAAACACAAAAAAACATGTTCTTTAATAAATAATAAAGATGATACTATTATTAACAATAATGAAGATATTTTTCAAAAAAATGTTAATGAAAAAACAGAAGTAATTGATTTATTGTTAAAAGAAAATAAATTTTTTAAAGAATTTATTATTGAACAAAATCAAGAATTTAAAAACTTAATTCTAGAAATTGTAAAGAAGGATACATCTCAAAATAATATAACCAATAATAATAACAACAATATAACTCACACGAATTCACATAACAAAGCATTTAATCTTAATTTTTTCTTGAATGAAACGTGTAAAAATGCGATGAATATTAATGAGTTTGTAGATTCCATTAAATTGCAATTAAGTGATCTTGAAAATGTGGCAAAAATAGGATATGTAGAGGGTCTATCTAAAATAATACTGAAAAACTTAAATGACCTTGATGTAACTGAGCGTCCTGTTCATTGTAGTGATTCAAAACGAGATACTATGTATGTGAAAGACGATGATAAATGGGAAAAGGAAAACGAAAAAAATGAGAAAGTGTTAAAGGCCATTGAAGATATTGCAAATAAAAACAGTAAGATGGTTAAAGAATGGAAACAAAAGAATCCAGAATGTTCCAGTAGTAAATCCCATAAAGCTGATGTATATTCGCACATAATGATTCAAGCCGTTTGCTCAAATAATGATACAAATAACAACAAAATTTTAAAGAAAATTGCCAAGGAAGTGACAATTGATAAAAAATAATTATAAAAATATTATTTATAATTATTTATTTTTATTTATAATTTATCAAGTGATTATTTTCAAAAATTATTGTATTTTCATTAACGTAATCATCATATAATATATCTTTTTCAGTATCATTAAATAACACATAATTATATTTTATATTTGCCTCTTCCTTTGTTCTATATGTATGATGCCAACTTTCAACAATAGGAATACTTTTACACATCAATGTTTCATAAAATCTAAAACTCCATGAGGAATCACCTGCTGGACACAATATAAATTTACTTTGACACATTGTTTCAAAATAATATATATTTTCTTTAACTACACGATATTGAACAGCCTTTGATTCTGGATCATGATTTGATTTAGGACAAAACCCTAATTTCAATTTTGAATAATCAAATGCTCCTAATAATTCCCAATTCAAATTATCATCTGTATTAATAAATATAGAATTAATTGTAAAATTCTTTTTCGCAAAATCTATTACCCATCTTCTTCTCTCATAACAGGAATTAATTGAACCAATAAAACAATAATCATATTTTTTATTATGATTTAATTCGTTAATATCATTATAATATTTTTTAGAAAACAATGCTATTGGTGTATAAGGATTAGCGGTTAAAGGGTTTAAATTACTTTCAATAAGCGCTTCTTCCATATGATATTTAAGCCCCATATAGCCTTGACACCAGCCTAGATCTAAATCATTTAGTCCTGTTCTTTCTTCATCTAATTCATCAGCCATTGTGTTTTCTTGTAAATCAATATCTATACTAGGCGTATAAGTTTTTAAAACTTCTATAAGTTTAGTTTTAACAGTTTTTATCAAATCCTTCAATTCTTCTTTTTCTTTTGTTCTAATCAATTCTACTGAATCATACCAATACGTTTTATTTTTATCATCAGACCATCGCCATTCAGATGTTCCTAGTAATAGCCATGTTTTTACATTTAAAATACCAGCTAAATGAACTATATATGTGTCAACCGTTATAAGTAAATCTATGTTTTGCAATAAATGAATCGTATCTTCAAACGGCACATCCTTATCAATAGAATAATGAATTATTTTATCACGAAAATTAATATTTTTTAAATCATTTTCAACTTCGCTTTTTCTATGAATACAAATTAAGTCAATATTTAAATCACATAATTTTTCATATTCTTGTAAAGGTATATATTTTTCTATAAAAGAACTCAATAATCCGTTATATACAACTCCAACTTTAAATCTCTTTAAAGAACTAGTTTTTCTCTTCCAAAATAATAATTTTTCTTCATTTGTTTTAATGTAATTTACTTTATTTGGTTCGATTGTTTTTAAATCTAATATTTTAGGCAAAGACATAATAAATATTGTATAATCATAATCTGGTATATTTACATTTTCAATAATTTGAATATTATTATAAGTATTAAAAAGATACGAGATTCCTTTTTTACAGAAATAATCTATTTTCATATTAGGATATTTTTCTGATAGCTCAATTATAAATCTATAATATTGAATATTATCACCTATTCCTTGTTCATATACTATTAATAATCTATTACAAATATCTTTACCATTCCAATATTGTAATCCAGGAATGTCTACTCGTTCTTTTACTCCGGTTTGTTTATTTATATTATTGGCTTTTAATCTGTTTTCATATAATGTATATCCTTGTTTAAATTTCTTTCCGGCTAAATAAGCAAATGATAAATTATATTTATGCTCGTAATTATCTTCATTATTTTTGTTTTTTGTGTAATATTCTATTGATTTATCATATTTTTTTATATAATAGTATATGTTTCCTAATGAATTATTTGTTTTTATATCATTATTATTTAACTTATATGACTTTAATAAAAAAAACTCTGCTTCTTTATAATTTTTCATTGCTACATAACACGTAGCTATATTACAATATACATCATTTATTTCTTTAATAAGTAATACTTTCTTAAAATAACTGATTGCCAATTCGTATTTTTTTAAATTATGATAACATACTCCTACTTGATTACTTAGAACACCTATTGTTGAAATATCATATTTTTCATTTTTTAAAACTTTTTCATAATATTCGATCGCTTTTTCAAAATTAGTCTGTTTTTCGTAAATTTCACCAATTTTTTGTAAATATTTATTTCTATTTTGTGGGTCTAAATCTATAATCTTATTATAGTTATTCACTAATTCATTATAATTAAAAGTATTAGATAATTTTTCATTTTGTTTATTTAATTCTTCAATCTGTTGGCTTTTAGTTTTAGGTTTAGGATTAGGATTATTTATGCCAATATTTATAATTTCATTATTATTATCATTTGTGTATTTTGAATAACTTTTTACTTCTTGTAGTCCTGATTTTAAAATTGTGTTTATTTTATTTTTTGTTTCGCATCTTTTGTCGTTTGTTATATACACATTTCGCGCTAATTTAACAAATTCTTCGTCAAATTTATGTTCTTTCTCTTTCTCTCTTATTTTGTCTTCAATAGTCCATAATGTTTCGTTTATTTCTTTTAATTCATGTACTATGGTTTCTTCTAAGTTATATTTATCTATAAATTCTTTTAAATAAGATAATTCTTTTTCTACAATAGCTATTTTTTTTTGATCTTTAATGCGTGTTTGTTTAATTTGTAAAATAGTGTATTTATCAAATAATTCACCAATTGAAACCGGTATATAACATATATTATCTTCCATTTATAAATAAATTATTTATAATCTTTATATAATAATTTACGCAAAATCTTTTATTTATATTTTTATATAATGATAAATATTAGAGATTTGATTGATAACTTATTTTTTGTAATTTTCAAACGTTATATTTTTAAGACAAACAATAAAAAAAATAATAGCTTTGAAACATTATCAGAAACTTTCAAAAATGAAAATGAAAATGATAATGAAGAAATATGGTTCCTAAGAGACTTGAAAGAATGAATCTTTATTTATTAACACGTTTTCCATCTGTTACCACATTCAATACAAGTTACATACAAAGTCATAGGCTCATCCGCACTACGCGTTTGGATTTGCATATAAGTACACTTTTTAGATTTACATTTGCGACATGTAAAGGTGTCTGTAGAAGCTTCTATATTTGTTTCGAATTTATGTGTATCTCGGATTGTTTTAGCAGCAATAAGATCCTTCCATTTATCTGGTTGCATTTCTTGATGCGTCATAAAGGCAATTGTGTGCGCCTTAATTGACCCGTTTTTGACCTGATCTATTAATTCTTTATTAGACAAATTAGTGTATATACTTCGCAAACGGTCAATGTAAATTTGGACAAAATAAGGGTTGTCCCACTTTTTAAGAACTTTTCTATTGGTCGCTTCTTTCAAAGCGTAATTATATATACCCTTTTCTAAATTTAAACTGTGCTTTTCATTTTCTAAAATGAAGTTCAATTTATCTTTAATATTTACACGAAACTTGTCTGGGTTTTCAATCTTTCTTGTAGAGGACATATTATATTGATTTATATACAAATTATATATTTAAATCAATATCAATTTTTTTATATATTTATTAACCTAGACTTATTCAAAACTTCCATCTTCTTTTTCTTTAATTGTTTTTGAAACAACCAAATAATTTTTTTTAATCTTTAAAATTATTTCTGGGACAAATAAAAAATCTTTATATGAAATTGGTTTTTCAATAAAATAAATATTATTAAACTTTGTTGTAATTACCATTTCTCCAAGCGCATATTTATCATGAAATTCTTGATTTTTACTATATTTATCTGGTTTATAAATACTTACTATTTTTTTATCTGGTATAACTTCAACTAAAAAGGATGGTTTTGATTTATTTCCAACAAAAAAAGAATTCATTTTATTATAATAATAAAATATATATTTCTTTTTTACAATTTATACTTTTTTACAATTTATACTTTTTTACAATTTATACTTTTTTACAATTTATACCTTTATTTCTTGTTTGTATCATCGTTCTCACTTTCGCTTTCATAATCATAACTCTCTTCGGTCAATTCAGATCCTAAATCTTCTAGAACAAGCTCACCATCTTCCTCTACATTACTTTCACTATCATCTTCCTCTTCCTCTTCTGCTTCATCCTCCTCCTCTTCATCCTCGTCACCATCACTACTATCTACCACAAATCCGTCCTTCAAATATCCATCTTTGGTCTTCTTATGTTTCGGAACATTCTCTAATTCGTCTTCTTCATTCTCATCTTCGGCAGCATTTGTGGTTAAATCTTCAAAACCGCCAAACAATTTCTCATACATTCTTTCCCACATTTCCAATGATAAATTTGTAAAACTAATAGATCCATCATCGTTTCTCATTTTTGCTACTATAGCACAATTACCGAAAAATAATTTAGTATCTATTGGCGGAGGAAAATCGTATTTATTTTCACTATTAGGTCTGCCTTCGCTTTTAGCAAAAACCTGTATTATAAATTTCCTGCCTTCTGTCTTCATACTCCATTCATGTTGCTTTACAAAATCTTCGGCTTTTTTAAACCCACACTTTTTAAATAATTCTTCTTCTTTGAATTCTTTAATAGCAAGCGATTTTAAAACACCCGTTTTTTCAATAATTACAATATTTAAGGCCATTTCTATTTTTAATATATATTGTTTTATGAATAGGTTTAAATAGTTTACAATTAATAAATTATTAATGAAAATTTATATTGAAAATTATAATCCAATTAAATTAATTAAAAAATTTGATAAACTGGATACCTATTTTCTTAGTAAAAAAGATATAGTCGAAATATATTGTGATGAAGGAATATATTTAATTGATCATAATAATTGTTATAAACGTATTATATCAAATGAAAATGTAGTAAATAAAAGTTTAAACGGTGTCAATTATATTATTGATGAAACTGATATTAAAAATACAGATGTATCTCAAATACCACCAGATCATATTTCGATAAATATTACAAAATTTTATTTTGGTTTACCTAACGCAAATAATTTAAAGAATCAAAACCAGAATCTTATTAATTTAGTAATAGAAGGTGTAAAAAATATGAAACCAAATTATGATAATAATTATGATACTCAAAATAAATACGAGAATTTCTTGCCAAATAATTTTTATTTTGAAGTTTTTTATACAGAAAATATTGATGTTATTTTACATAAAGAAATTTTAAATGTGTTTTTATCCTTGTTAAACTAATATTAGGATATTATATGTTATTTTGGAGTATTAAAATTACATTGCTATCAATTATATTAATTTTTTTAGTTCATTACTTAATTAATTTTTTTAAATCAACATTAACTGTTCCAAAAATAAAAGATTTAGTAAATTCTCCAACCCAAAAATATGAAAATATGTTTAATGTAATGTCATTATCGGATAAACAAAATACGAACAGTATTACATCTAACAATAAAATTAGTTATACAGAAATTGATTTATTACCAAGAAATTCAAATGAAAATTCAAATGAAAATTCAAATGAAAAATCAGATGAAAATTCAATGAAAATTGAATTAAAGAATTTTTTAAAAAAAAAAATAGATAACTCAAATAGTGTTGAAAGTTATAATTTAAAGACCTTTTCTGAATCTAGCGCATATTCAAGTTTTTAGAGAAATATAATTTCCATATAAAATAATATTTTAAATTTAAAAAAGGTATATAAAGGTTTGTTTATATCATAATATATAACAATGTCTTATTTGAAATTAAATTATGAAGAAATATTAGACGAATTCCCGAGTGTGAAACTTTCTTATGAAAATATTATACATAAGAAAGTTTATAATTTAGATTATGTAACTGCTATTCCTGAAGGAAAAAAATGTTTTGCTTGGTTTACAAATTATAGAAACCAAGATGTTTGTTTTATTATGGAATTAGCTTTCAATTATAATAACAATAACAATAATAACAATAATAACAATAATAATAACAATAATAATAACAATAACAATTATAAAATTACAAATATCAAAATAATGAACTCTTGTTTTTCAACAGAGTTAAGTTATGGAACAATCTTTTATGGAACACAGTTTTACAAGGGAAACACATTTTTTACAATTGAAAATGTATTATATTATAAGGGAAAAAATGTAACATCATTTCAATGGGGTAAAAAATTAAGCATCATGAATGAAATAATGACGCATCATATTAAACAAAAATCGTATAATAATTCTTTTATTGTTTTTGGATTGCCTTTAATTAAAAATAATTTAGAAGAGCTTTTAAAAGATATAGAAAATATCCAATATAAAATATCAAAAATCCAATTTATTTTATTTAATAAAGTAAATGTGTTATTATTTGTACCTTATAAAAATATAAATTATTTTTTAAATAGCGAGTCAGCATCTACTATTACAAATGATTCTCTTAAAAAAATAGAGTCTACTATAGTTCCTTCTATACCTCTTCCAACACCACAAATACAAAATACAAATAAGATTTTTACCAAAAATATTCATACACATATTACAAAGAGAGAACTAATATTTAACGTGAAGCCTGATGTACAAAATGACATATATCATTTATATTGTGACGATAATTCATGCGAACTGTTATATGATACCGCATACATTCCGGATTATAATAAAAGTGTATTTATGAACAAATTGTTTCGAAAAATTAAGGAAAATGATAATTTAGATGCGTTAGAAGAAAGTGACGATGAAGATGAATTTGAGGATGATAGAGCAGATAAATTCGTACATTTAGATAAGTCATATAAAATGTATTGTGTTTATAATAATAAGTTCAAAAAATGGGTTCCAAATAAAATCGCAAATGAAAACTCAAGTTTAGTAAATAGAAAAGAATTGAATGAAATATATATTACTGGAAAAAATAAACAATAAATATATAATATATAAATGTCATTTTTAGGATACGGAAATCAAACACCAGGGTCAAATATTAATGGAGATTTTGTAAATAAAGATAGTTCCAGTTATGCGGCTGGGTTTGGAAGCAATGAAATACCAACTTCTTGTATGAGGGGCGGAAAAAAATTAAAATTAAAAAGAAAAATTAAAAATATCACTAAACAATATAAGAAGATGAAAGGCGGACTAAATAAAACCAAAATGCAAATTATGAAACAGCTTTCTAAAAGTAGAATGATCGCAAAATCGATTGCCATTGCGGGTGGACGAAGACGAAGTAGGCGAATGAGTAAACGTTCAAGCAGACGAAATAGAACTGTTAGTAGACGTCGTAGACAACAAATGGGTGGTCAATATGGAAGTAATGTTCCAAACACGCCTACTTATTCCACTGGCGGAGTATTAAGCGCGAGTTCTTCAGCTTTAGCAAATCCGACCCCTTATACAGTTACAAGTGGAAACGTAAATTGTGTTGATAATTATAACCATTTTACTGGTAAAGGCATACAAACTGTTTAAATAGTTTTATTTTTTAATTTTTAGTAAACATTTATTATGTAAAAAAACATCTGAGTTTTTTGAATCTTCATCAGAATTATCATTAGAATCTTCATCAGAATTATCATTGTTTTTAATTAAACATATTTTTTTTTCATTATTTATTGATTGATATATTACTTTCCATTTAGTAATATTTGAATCATAATTGTAACTATCAATGCCTATTATTTTATAATTTTGTTTTTTATAATAAGATTTTCTTTTTAACCATTGACGTTGAAATAAATCGTGTGTATCAACAAAATCGTAAATTATAGGGTGTGAAAAAGCGTGCTTAGCTCTTAATATTCTACCTACTATTTGAATTACATCTGTTTTAGGAGTTATCAAAAACTCAGCATTTAATGTGGAAATATCTAAACCTTCAGAAACCATTGAAAAACTGGACAATATTACTTGTTTTTTTTCGCTCATTTTAAGCTCAGACTCACTCATACCTCCTATATAATACCCTACGCTTGCCAAATTTTTTGATACTATTTTTTTATACATATAATGTAATATATTTAAATTATGAGACATTACAATAGTATGTGTTTGAGATAATGGTTTAACGTATGGATTTTCTATGTAATTTTGTTCATATTTTAATACTTTTTTACAATTTGGACATTTTGGTCTTTCTTTTGTATTACGTGTTTTACCTTCAGAATTTATAGATGTT